CATAGAAACCCTCGCCACCGGACAGGCCACGATGATCAGCGATTTGAAGGACCATCGGAGAGAGATGTTCGAGCTTCACGCCAGCACTGCCAATAGGGTCAGTGAGGTTGAGGCTGACGTCGAGCGCGTCGAGACGAAGATCAACGGACACGCGGACGAAGACAACAAGCGCTTCACCACTATGCGCTGGGTGATCGGCGGGCTCGTCGGGCTGTTCATAGCGGTGGCCGGAGCATTCCAGGCATTGGCTCAATGAGCGATCCGGCGTACAGGAACTTTGAGTCTTACGAGGGCGAGATTGAGGGCAGTTCAACGATCACGTTCAACAAGAAGTCTCGGCACATCATGCTGATGAACGATTCAAATCATGATGACCTACAGTTCCGGTTCACTACGGCAGAGGCGTGGGGCACACTGAAAGCCTCCGAGACGCTGTCCCTCAACCTGACCGAAGAGAAGATCATACTGCGCTCTGTCAGTGACGCTCCCACGTACAGATTGTGGGTGTTCGGATGAGCTTCACGATCGGCGCAAAGGGGAAGAGCGGCAAAACCGAGTCGATGGATCGGGCCGTAGTAGAACTTCTCCTTGAAGATATCTGTCGCCAGCTGAAGCTGGTCAACCTGAACCTAAGCAGACTCAATGGTGAAAACCTCACCGAGCAAGACCTAGAGGAATAACAATGGCACTACTTGACTTCTTCAATGACATTGACGGCAAGCGCGAAGTCGCGCATGGGTCGGACGGTCGTCTCAATGTATCGTCTCGTACGGATGAGCGCATCTATTACAACTCGCGCGACACCTCGGAGACATTCACGTTCAACTTCGATGACGCCAACGCTGACGCTGCGGACTTCGTGTTCTACCTCAAGAACGGGAACACCAACGGCAAGCACCTGATCATCCATGATGTTCAGATCGGCGGCGAGGCTGTTTCCAACATCTACAAGCTGCACACGATCAGCGCTGTCACCTCCGGTGGCACGGCAGTCACCCCGCTGTGCTCCAACCGTGCTGCTCCCAAGTCTGCGTCCGTGACCTGCCTGGCCACGACCGACAGCTCCGGTGGCACACCGATGGTGCTCGTGTCCAGTGGGGAAATCTGGACCGTGAGCCATTCTGGCGGCGCGTACAGTGGCGTCAACTTCGAGCTAGACGACACCCTCCGCCTCGGACAGGATCAGGCCGTCGGCCTTGAGCTTGACTTCACCAGCACTGCGGACTCCCGAGTATTCGGTTCGGTCCACTTCTATTTCGAGTAAGAATTGCCGAACTATCCCGTAGGCAGGGCCGTAACTGGAATTGATCCAGTGCACGGCGATATACACGACGCATCGGTCATACACAAAGACGGTGCAGCGGGTGTAGTTGCGTACACGAGGCCGTACGACGAGTACGACTCAGCCAGCGTCTTCTTCCTGAACCCAGACGTCGGCATCAACATGGCCATCAATGGTGGCTTCTCGGATACGCCGGACGTAGTATGTAATGGGTCGGAGACGTCACCGGTTGACTGGGTCTTCTCTGAGCCAGTAGGGAACCGCGCAGTAGACGAGAGTACGGCGCAGGCGAACAACGGTACGAAGTCAGTGGTATGGGTGAACGCCCGAGTCAATGACGTGGTTCAGTTCACGAAGACCGGACCCATGACCATCGAGTCATACGTCGCCTTCACCATGTCTGTCTACATCGACAGCAACTGGGGTGCCGGCGATGAGTTCACGGTATCCGGGTGGGATACTGGGACGGGGCTTGTCGTAGGCAACACAGTCAACCTGACCAGCTACATCAATGAGCAGGAGTTCGGCCTTTGGCAGAACATGACAATCACCTATTCAGACCTCGGCCTATTGCCCGGGACGCTGGACGCGATGAGAGTCACGTGCGTGAGCAAGGGCGCAACCGGCCCGACCTTCTACATGGATGACCTCCAGTTCGAGCAGACCGGAACACCGCGCGAGTTCAGGATGCTGAAGGAAACAGCAGCTGACAAGACAGTGGTCGGACTCAGGTACACGCTGGTCGATGACGTCACGGCAAAGGTGGCGGACGGAACGGTCACCGGCCTATCGTACAACAAGATTCTCGGCCTCTCCAGGCTGCCGGTTGGCATCCAGTACAAGCGGGTCGAGAACGGACAGGTCCTCACGTCAGTGTCCATCAGTCAGCTCAGCGACATGTTCAGGTTCAGTGCCGAGATGGGAACCCTGCTGAGTGACGGTACGAACACCATGATGGTAGTAGATATCAAATTCACCGAGCCAGTAGTGCTCGTAGGAAGTGCCGAGAGCAACTATCTCTCGCTCACAATCTCGGACGATCTGTCCGGGCTAATACTGTTCAACGCTGTGGCGCTGAGCAGAGACAGGACACCCAATGAATGAAATCGCAGAACTAATTCCTAACGGTGGAGTCATCCTCTTGCTGGTCGGCGCCATTGCCGCAGTAGTCAGCGCCTTTGTGCCTGACGACAAGATGCCCAAGTGGCTCGCCGCCGTGATCAACGCCCTGGCCCTCAACGTAGGCAAGGCCAAGAACAAGGAGTAGGACATGGGATGGTTCGCCCTCTCGCTGGGCGTGGCCCTCGTAACCCTGGTGCTGACATTCGGCATCATGGCTCGGAAGGCGTACAAGCGCATCGGGGAACTGGAGACTGAGAATGAAACACTCAAGGAGCAACTCGCACTATCAGCGGGGAAACTGGCTCGCGCACTTCTGGCGCGTCCTACTGTTGACCGCCTGCGCAGTGTCGTTGGCCGGTTGTCAGGGATTCGTCCCGAGGATAATTGACGCCAGCCCGGACTGCCCTAAGTGGAACACAGACGAGTGGATCTCATTCTACTACACGATCGACTTGGCTGAGGCCATCATTGAGAACAACGCCTTCTACGGTCCCGAGGATCAGATACGGGATATCATGCCAGGCGTCTTGGCCACCGGAGCGCTGCTACAGCACTGCTTCCCCGAGGAGTTCGAGATCTTTGACGACGTCATGACCGAGCCCACCAAGGCGCCCGCCCCGACGCGGCAGAGGCACGAGTACAAGCCGACATTCGACGGCAAGGGATATCAGATCAATGTCTAAGGGGCCAGAATGGTATCGAAACCTACTGAATCGCAAGCAACGGGACATGGTGGACCAGACGCTGCACTTCGTCCTGATCGGCTTCTTGCCATCTATCTTGTTCTCCGCAGCCCCGAGCTTCGCCTACACCTTCTGGAGGGAGTTCGTAAAGCAGCTCCCGATCGACAGGCTCGACGACACGATTCGTGATACCAAGTTCTGCATGATTGGTGCCTGCGTGGGGCAGGTATTTCACACCGCAGGCTGGATCTGGCTGGCCCTACCGCTCATCAGATAGTGACCCTGAAGTGCTCCATATCTGCTATACTGTAGTGAACTGATCATGTGGGGTACCGATGGACGAGAACCAGAAGCTGGAATTGATCGAGGCCAGGAAGTCTCTTTCTGGAATGAGGACATACTTCAGCAAGCTCGAACGAGAGGACATAGCCAAGTACCGCAAGATCATGCGGTTGCAGGAGGAGGAGATTCAGGTCCTCCACAACCGCCTCAGGATGGCGGAGGCCTTCGAGGGCAAGGTAGAGAACAAGCGCGTCAGGGTGGCGTACAAGCGCAAGAAGAATCCTCGCGCATACCAGCTTCACCTCAGTGACACGCACAGCAGGGAGATCGTACGCAAGGAGGAAACAGGTGGTCGTAACGAGCACAATCCAGACATTGGCCGAGAGCGTCTCCGGTCTGTCATCATGCAGTCAATTGAGCACATTAAAGACGACTCCAGAAATCACGATCCAGTTCACCTCACCGTATGGGGTGGCGGGGATTGGATGGTCAACGCAGACCTGCACTATAAGATGGAGCGTTGTGTAGACGTAGAGCCCCTCGTGGAGATGCGGCTGACGTACGAGATGCTGAAGGAGGAGCTTGGCATTCTCTGGAAAGAAGTGCCGGTAGAGTCTCTGTCGTTCGTAGGCAGCTTCAGCAACCACGGGCGAGACAGCAAGGAAATGATCCCGGGCCTGGAGGCGGCACGGAGCTACGACTCAGAGATCTACAGACGACTTGAGGGAGACTTCCCGAAGGTCAAGTTCCACGTTGCGGAAACGAACTGGACAGTGGAAGAGGTGGCTGGGTTCAGGACCATGTACACGCATGGTCACGCAGCCAAGTGCAAGGTGGCCAGAGGGCCGACCGGTGTGATGGTCCCCAACTGGGGATTCCTGGCAGAGATGAAGCGGACGTACAACTTCAATGCCTGGGTGCAGGGGCACTACCACTCAGCCTCAGCGCTAGTGTCACATCACTTCGCGCACATGCAGAATGGCTCCCTGGTGGGGGAGAATGGGTATTCTAACTCGGGGGCGTTCCCGGGTGAACCTGCCTCACAGAACCTGGCGGTCGTCAACTTGACTGATCAGGAAATTGAGAAGGTGATCAAGATCAATGCATAAGGGGATCTTCGATATCGTTATCGACGATGAGGAAGTAGGCCTGGTACCTGCCCCTCTCCTCAGCCACGTCATCAATCTGGGGCTGGACTGGAAGAAGAGAATCATCCACCTCACTGACGTCATCGAGGAAGACACGGGGGAGTGGTTCCACACGGTGGTTGAGCACCTCGGGAAGGAACCCATCGAGCTGCACCTCAGCACGCCTGGCGGGGACGAGGTCAGCATGTTCGCGATTCATGACACCATCCGGCGCCATGGCAACGTCACGATCTATGCCTACGGGCAGGTCTGCTCAGCTGGTGTGCTGATCCTGGCATGCGGACATCATAGAATCGTAGCAGAGTCTACCATCCTTATGTCACACGAGTCCACGGGCTCTTCGGGTGATCTGGGATACCGGGCAGCCAAGGATCGACGCAAGGTAGATGACTTCTACCACGTGTACTGGGGAGAGCTGATGGCTAGGTACACGCCGAACGATGCCAAGTGGTGGAAGGCTAAAACAGAGAAGACGGCAGAGTACTGGCTGCTTGGTGGGAAAGAAATTGTCGAGGCGGGGCTGGCGGACGTGGTTGCGTAGGCTGGGGGAAATCTTCCTCTGGATCACGCTACCATTCATTCTGATTATATGTTTTTTTATCGCGGCATTCGTCGTGATCAGTGAAGGAATTGAGAGAAAATGGCGATAGGAACTACAGCCGTCTTCAATCCAGAGATCGGGGACCTCATCGAGGAAGCCTTCGAGCTGTGTGGCAAGGAGCTGCGGTCAGGCAATGACCTGCGCACAGCCAGGCGCTCGCTGAACTACCTCACCCTGGAGTGGGCCAACAAGGGCTTGAACCTCTGGATGGTCGAGGAGGTGTCTATAGCTGCATCCGTGATCACCGCTGGCACCCATACGTACGACATACCCCAAGACACGATTAGCATCCTAGATGCAGTTATCAGAACAGATGACGGGGACACAGCGCTACAGGCAGACATAACCATGGAGCGCATCTCTTGGACCACGTACTCCCAGTTCCCCGCCAAGCTACAGACCGGGCGACCCACGCAGTACGTGTACAACCGCATCGCAGTGACTGATGTGACGGCCGGTGTAGATCGGCCCAGCACAGTCACCCTCTGGCCCGTCCCGGACGAGACAAGCAAGTACACCTTCGTCTACTGGCGCATGCGTCGGATGGCGGACTCCACCGGCTCCATCGCGAGCACCATGGAGATTCCCGAGCGCTTCCTCCCGTCCCTTGTCTATGGCCTGGCTCATCGACTCTCCATCAAGATTGCGCCGGAACGCTCCCAGCTGCTGAAGCTAGAGTACACCGAGTTGTTCAAAGAAGCAACAGAAGAGGATCGCATCAAGGAGGATCTCAGGATCGTACCGGACCTGACTGGATACTAATGGGTAGAGCATTCGCAACAGGCAAGAAGGCCCCCGGCATTTGTGACCGGTGTGGTTGGACTTGGAAGCTCTCGAAGCTGAAGAACGAGATCGTCAACCTCAACCGAACGAACCTCCTTGTATGCCCTGACTGCTGGGACCCCGACCACCCGCAGAACCTGGCTGGACGCATCGACTACACGGACGCACAGGCCCTGCGCAACCCGCGCGTTGACCAAGATACTGGCGTAGACCCGGCCTCGACCGCACTCGATTACGATGCGATGGCTGGTTGGTCCCCCATCGTTGGGACCACCCTCTCGGCAGGGACAGACGGGAATGTAACGTACACGCGAATGTCGAGGACTGACAATAATCTGGGTGGCGTCTTCATTGCACCGGATCCCTTCTTCTCGCCGGATGACTACAGGTACCTACGCATCAGGCTGCGACTTGAGTCCGAACTGACCCCCGAGGACTGGACTGGCCTGTTCTACTGGAGACGTGGCGGTGATGGTAGTATTAACAATCAGACGACAACAACGGAAAGGCCATACTTCGAACAGATGGGAGAAGATTGGCACATCATTACGTATCCGCTTTACAAGGAAGCTAAGTGGGCTGGTGGCAACGACATTCAGCTAATGCAGTGGGTTCCGTATAAATCCAAGGCCATGGCCGTTCACGTGGACTACATCCGACTGGAACCATTCTAAATGAATTACACAGAACTAGAAACGGCGATTCAGGACTACTGTCAGAATAGTGAAACCTCCTTCGTCAGCCACATCAACGAGTTCATCGTCTCGGCAGAGGATAAGACATTCGAGGCCATGCAGGGCGCAGTGTTCGCCAAGTTCAGCACGGGCATCAGCACCGTTGCCGACCAGCGATATTACTCTGGGTCCGATGGCGTCCCTGATGGCCTTGTGGATATCACTGGCATTCGGCTGTGCGAGACGGCGAGTGGGAACATCGAGACGGGTGGCCCGATGCGGTACCTCCTCGTGAAGGACTACGACTTTCTCTGGGAAGCATACCCGGGCACTACGTCAGACGAGACTGGTGTCCCGAAGTACTATGCCGTAAAGACGGCCATCTCCAACTTTGGTGAAATCAATCTTACCCTCATGCTAGCCCCTGCTCCGAACGGAGTATACAACACTGAGATCGAGTACCAAGGCAAGCTGTCCAGCGACTCCATCACCAACGGGAATACGCCGGGCGTTACCGCCACCACCACCACATGGATCAGCCTCATGGTGCCAGACGTGCTCCTGTACGGCGCACTCGTGCAGGCGTACATATACATGAAGGGTGAGGCTGACGTAATGGCAGGGTACGAGAAGCAATTCCAAGCAGCCGTAATGCTGCTCAAGATGATGACCGAGCAACGCCAGACTACGGATACGTACAAGGCCAATGACGAAGGACAAGGACCCCAGTAATGGCAACTACATACAGCAATGACCTCGGCATCAAGAAGATTGGTACGGGACTGGAGGCCGGTACCTGGGGAGCGAGCACGAACCAGAACTTCGAGCGCTTCTCTGACTCGATCGGGCGATCAGTATCGCTCGACATCACGGCAATGCCGGACGGCTCCACCACCTCGACTGGCCTCGGATCACCATCTGACGCGGTCTGGGTTCTACTAGATTCCTCTGACTCGCTCGGAACCATTTCTGATGGCGGATCGGAGGGGCGCTGTGCAGCCGTTGAGCTAGTAGACACGACCAACGTGTTGACTACAATCGGCACCCTCAAGATTCGCGGCACAACGACCTCCACAAACGTGAACCGAACATTTCTTGTATGGAACAACCTCGCCACAGAGGACATCAAGCTCGACTGCGCTGGCGGGGAGTACACGCTCAAGAACGGAGCGATGGCATGGATCAGCACGGTGGCCACCACCACTGGTGGCTGGACAGCTGGCGTACAGAACCTCCTGAACAATGCACAGATCGACAACATGGTCCTGTCAGCGGCCACTGGCAAGATCACATTCGTTGGCACCGGCACTATTGCCATCAAGCCATCGTCCGCTACGGCTCTCGTCATTAACGACGGCACCACCGACCTCATCAAGGTCAACACCAGCACAGAAGCCATCACGCTCAACACGTCCGGGGCTGATACGAAGGTGGACCTCTCGGGTGGCAACGCCAAGGACTCGATCATCAGCATCAACGCCCAGAGCGCTGACTCGCTGAAGTTTGTGGACGTGGCACTGGCAGCTACGCACTTCCACATTGACACTAACTCTGACGAAGTGATCGTTGGCGAGACTGGCGGGCCCATCGACCTCAGGGTCTGGGGCGACATCATCGTAGATGACGCAGCCCACGAGATCACTATCAAGGACGCGCAGGCAGGCGCCCTCAGCATCAAGAGTACTGACAACAGCGAGTATCTCAATATCCTGTCAAGCGCAACGGTAGGGTCCAGGCGACTGAACGTCATAGTTCCCATCGAAACGCCGGACATTATGCTCACGGGCACTGATGGATACATCAATGGTACCACGCTTCAGGGTTCGACAGGGTACGGACTTCGAAACGGCGGCGGCGCCATGGAGTCCAAGGTGGACACCAATGCAGCATGGAACCCAATTATCGCAGCACTCGTTGCAGTTGATATCACAGGCGCAGCCACGCAGGCAATTGCCGCCGCGACCAGCGCCGATGGCGAAGAGAAGCAGGGATGTATCGACATTGGCCCAATGCGACTCATCTTCAACACGGTTGATCTTACCAGCAATACCATCGACGTCACGCTGGGTGATGCGGGATCGGGTACTGGTGCAACGATGAGCGCAGCCCTGTGGACAGTTATGGTGGTTGACTCAGACAATACAGATACAGGCGCTAATCAAAATGCGAGCTGTACAGTCACAGGCTCTGCGGCAGGCACATTCACCATAAAGGTGTCGAGCGGGACAGACCACTGCACCTACTGGGCCATTGGCGATTCAGGAGCATAATGCCGATCAAGAAAGTAGAGATCCCCCCGGGTCTTGACCGGGAATCGACACAGCAGTCCTCTGGGCCGCAGTGGTTCGATGCGAACAACATCCGATTCAGGGACAAGTTCGCCCAGACCGTCGGTGGGTGGGTTGATTCTGAGTATCAGGATCTTCAGGGAATCGCTCGCGCCCTGCATTCATGGACGGACTTCGAGGGCAATCAATTTCAGATCGTTGGCACGATGTGGAAGTACTATCTCATATCCGGCACCACCGTCACGGACATCACGCCGCAACGCTACGCATCGGCATCCTTTGACGTAGACCTCTCGTCAGATCTGAATGTAACGGACACTGAGTCCGTGGTCACCGTAGCCCACGTCGCCCATGGCATGAACGTCAACGACTGGGTTCAGTTCACGGCAGTGGGCAGTGCCATCGGAACAACCATCACGCCAGCAATCCTCAAGGCCCCGCAACAGGGGTGGCAGGTCCTGTCGGTACCGGACGATGACTCGTACACGATACAGACCGACGTGGTCGCATCCAGCACCACCTCCAATGGTGGCGGCACGGTCACGGCACGCTATCAGGTCGCAAGTGGCCAGATGGGCGCCTCCCAGGGCACGGGCTTCGGCGTCAGCAACTGGGGCGGCGAGGACTACAACCCCACGTCATACGCACTCGGCGGACTGATCTGTACCGTCACTGGCGGGGGCTCGCCGAACGTAACCCTGATAGCAAACGCCACGTATACATTCGTGACTGGCGGAGTTGACTGGATATACGTGATGGGGCTCACTGGTACCGTCAGCGGGCTGGACCTCACGTACCTAAATGACAAGTGGTGGCAGGTCAACACAGTGACCGGTGCACCAGATCCCGTGATTGACGTTGGATATAACATAGCTGCAGCCGGTGCATCAGGTGGAACGTCTGGAACATTCTTCGCATACGATGATACGGACGACGCAGTAGAGGGGGCCACTCGCGGGTGGGGCACGGCATCCGAGCTTAGCGCTGCCGTTGGCATCGGGGCCATGCGTACAATGTCCATCGACAACTTCGGTGAGGATGTGATCGCCCACAACCGTGGCGGACCACTGTACTACTACGACACCTCCTTGAATGTATCAAGCGGCGTACCTGCCACGACGCTGCCGTTGGTGGAGATCAACTCGACTCAATTCACTGGCTCAACCAGTACCCCGACGATAGCGGACAGCTTCATCATCTCGCAAGGGCACGGTCATGTCGTCGTCTTCGGATGTAATGACATCGGCTCAGCCACACAGAACAGAATGCTTGTACGCTGGAGCGACAGGCACAACCCGTTCACGTGGACACCCAACGCAAGCGGCGAGGCCGGTGGTGACGTGCTGCGTAGCGGCTCGAACATCATGATGGGCGTGGCCACCAAGGATGAGATCGTCATCTTCACAGACACCAGTGTGTACTCAATGCGGTACGTCGGCAGTCCCGAGATCTACGGGATCCAGCTAATCAGTGCTGGTGCGGCAGCGTACTCGCGAATGTCTGCCATCGCCGTAGACAACAGCGTATACTTCATGGGCAACGAACAGTTCTACGTGTATAACGGAGCAGTCCAGTCACTGCCGAAGAACCTGTCGAACTTCGTGTTCGACAACCTGAACACTGAACAGAAGGACAAGGTCTTCGCTGGCGTGAACTCGGCATTCACCGAGGTCATGTGGTTCTACCCGGACGGCTCGTCATTCGAGTGCAACCGGTACATCTCGTACAACTACTCGAACGGCACGTGGAGCATGGGCGCATACGACATGGTGGCGCTGAGCGAGAGTGCTGGCGGGGCCAGCGGGGCGAACCTGAACAGAACGGCATGGCAGGACTCAAGCGTGTTCTCTGACCCAATCGCGGCATACGTCAAGGAGTACAACCCGGACGGTGGCACTGACCAGAATGAGGTACAGATTTCCAGGCTCATGAATCAAGAGAGCGGCACCAGCGCTAACGGGGTCAACATAGAGCACCACATAGAGAGTGGCGAGGTTGACCTCGACGACGGCTACCACTACGCATTCTACGACAAGCTCATCCCCGATATCCAGCTGTTCGACGTGGACTCGGAAATCTCAGACTCATCTATCACGGCATCCATGCAGGGACGTGACCTGCCGGGCAAGGCACAGAAGGCAGTATCATCCGTCACAATCGACACATTCCTGCCTGACCCGCAGAGCCCCACGTCCTACGCCCCGGACTTCAACGCCACGACCATTCGCGGGCGGGCGCGGTCGGTGTCAATCAAGCTCTCGTCTAGTGGCACGGGCTTCGGGTGGAGAACGGGTACGATGAGAATCAGGGTTCGCCCGGACGGGAAAGACTAATGGCAGCAACACCATCACTCAGACTAGCTCCGGCACAGTACGATCCGGCAGCAGAGAATCTCTTCAGGCGAGAGCTTGAGAATATCCTCGTCATCGCACTGTCTATCGCCAATCAGGTAGCAAGCGGAACGGCGACACCAATGTCGCACACCCTCAAGCGAAACCAGTATCTTCCATCAATAGGACTTCACTCACATGGCTGACGTATTCGGACACGTACACTACTTCGCGTCAGACAACCTCATCAACCTGCTGTACACCTGCCCCATCGTCACGGACTCCATCGACCAGGGTACGGCAGAGGACGTGGTGACGTATGCGCAGCAGCCGGTGACGCAGACGCAGATTACTTCCCTCACCGTTTCGATCATCAACTCCGCAGTAACGTATTCCATCTACTTGACTCCCACCACCGACAGGACAGCACTGGACGCGGGAGCGCATTTGTTCACAGTGTGCAATGCCGTACTCCCGGTGGATGGCGTCTCCTCAACGCATAACTTCGGGCTAGTGCTGGCGCCAGGAAACACACTCTGGGTCCTGGCTGCGACGGGCGTCAACCTCAACTTCCTCCTTAACTACATCGAGATCTCATAATGGTAGTCCCCCTAGTCTTGATCGGCGGCATCATGGGCGCCACAATGATGGCCCAAATGGGTCCGAAGGATGTCCCTGTCTGGCAACGGCTAATTGGAGGTGCGGCACTGGGCGCATCAATGGGCGGCGGACTCGCGGCAATGGGCCCTGCTGCCGGAGGTGTCGCAGGCGCGGGCGCGTCAGCAAGCATCGGAACAACAGGAGCCACCGGCATGGCGGGCGGAGGCGCGGGACTAGCTGGAACTGGCGGCTTGGGACTCGCCGCAGGATGGTCTGCTGCAGCACCGGTAGCCACACAGATGGGTCTTGGTACAGCTGCGGCAGGATTGACCCCGCTAGCATCCTCGGCTGCGGCAGCAGGAGAGCTATCCCCGCTACTGGCGAATGCAGCTGGAACATCCTCGCTGGCCTCGACGGTGACAGCTCCGGCCACGACAGCGCTTGAGACAGCAGCAACCACAGCAACCACAACAGCTCCGGCACTGACACAATCAGTGGCTCAGGGAGCGGGCGCAGTAGGCAAGGGTTCAGTCCTGGCGGCGGAGCAGGCGCCAAGCCTGCTTAGCAAGATCGGGACGTTCGCAGCAAATAATCCAATGAAGGTTGCTGGTGGACTAGGGCTGGTGGGTGGTCAGATCGACAGCGCCGTATCCAAGAAGAAGGGCAAGGGCAAGGGCGACAAAGACAGCAAGTACAGCGAGTATGGAACTGCGGGATGGGAAAAGGAAAAGACCCCTGGCAAGTCCAAGCGCTCGACTGGTAACTCAACGACATTCAAGGCTGCGGTCGAGAGGGCCAACGCGGCAGGCGTTCGGAGCCCGGCTCCACGCGGAGCAGACAACGATTGGTGGGACGAGAAGGTTCGCGATCCCTACGCCAGGCGCGATGGGCAATACGCCCTTTCGAGGAGATACTAAATGGCAGGACTCAATTTCAGCAGCACCAGCGGCAGCACGTACGGTGCGCCCGGTGGAGCTAGCCTTAGTCAGCTAGGGCGTGGCCTCGGGCAGTCGGGTGGCGCTATAGGCGCCGGGCTCTCGCGGTTCGATCCATCCATCGAGTACGACTCTCGCACTGAATTCATGAATACGCCAAGGGAGGAGGTCAACAGGTTTGGAAACGCGGCAGTGACTGGCATCCGCGATGACGGATCCGTTGGGTACACCCGGTACTTCACGCAAGAGCCTATCGTAGATGACAACGCAAGGCCACTCGCCAGAGGCGCCGACACAGACATCACCAAGCGGATCGAAGGGTCATTCTACGACAATGCTGGATACCTTATCGTGCCCGATACTGCAGATCAATCGGACGTTCCAAAGTATGCGTACGAAGGGCTCAGTGAATCGTTTTTCGCCATGCCGGACAGGAACGCCGAGAACCTGAACATCCAAGAGAGTGACTACCGTCTACTGCAAGAGCACGAAACGTTCATGGAGCAGGTCGATCGGTCAGGATCACCAGATCCGGGATCATTTATCGAGGAAGTTATCACTGAGCCTACGAGTACTGGCGGGTTCGGCAGATTGAGTACCAGTGGGGGACTCACTGAACCGGTAAGCGATACAACTACCGGGACGGTCGGGTTCGGAAGAAACACAATGGATCTCGGCACTGCGACCAACTATGAAATCGACAATGAACCGTACGATCCTGATACAGACTGGGGTAACCTATTGGCGCCATGGGAAGAGGGCTTCGATGAGCAGCAGGCCTCACTGGGATACGCAACGGGCGGAATTGTAGGCTATGCGAAGGGTGGAGAAGTCATCCCCGACCAGGGCCTCACTGAGTACGAAGAGAGCTTGGTGCAGGGTGCCATCAAGGTTATCTCTGGAGAGATTCAGGACCAGGCAGCCGCACAGGAAATCCTGCAGGAGCTTGAGCGCACCTTCGGAGAGGGTGCAGTACAGGAACTGATGGCAGAGATGCAGGCACAGGGCGGGCAGCCCGCGCAGCCTGATGGCATGGACGATAGCGTCACCGCCAACCTCACGCCGGGCGAACTCATCGTGAGCAACCCCCAGCTGGCAGACTACGGCAACGGGGACCGCGAGGCGGGAGCCAAGAAACTACAACAGCACCTTGCAGATGTGTCGAAGGCACACAGGGGCACAGCAGCAACACCGAGCGCGGTCAATCCCGCCTCGTTGGTGAAGGAGTAAGACATGGGTGGTGGCGCAGACGGCAAGACGAGTGGATCGCTCCCGTGGTGGGCACAGCAAGCACATAAGGATCTCATCGGCAAGGCTCAGGCAGTGGCCTATGATCCTGCCGGATACCAGGCGTACGAAGGTCAGCAGATTGCTGGGCTGACTCCGCAGGAGCTTGCCGCCAACAACGCGCGGGAAGAGATGTTCAACCGGGGGGACGTCGCTGGACAGTTCGCCGCCGAGCAGCTCTCCAAGTCGGCAGGCCTCACGGACAAGACGTGGGACGTAGCCAACAGCGAGTTTGGTGCCGAGCAGTACGAAGCCCGCCGCAACCCGTACTTCGAAGCAGTGACGCAGAGGCAGCTCCGCGAGGCCGACCAGTCCTTCGACCGGCGCATCAATCAGGATCAGGCTGGCTCAGTCGCACGCGGCGGGTCGATCGGTTCGTACCGTGTCGGGCTTGAGAATGCCTTCCTCGAAGGCGAGCGCGGACAGCTCCTCGGTGACATCCGTAACCAGGGCGAGCTGGACAACTGGAACCAGGCTCAGCAGGGGTTCTACACTGACCGTGACGCCAAGATGCAGGGCCTCGGACAGGGTGCAGCCAACTACAACGCACTCGGTGCGGAGGCAAGCGCACTCGGAACGGCCAGCCTCCAGCGCGAGCAGTCGATGACCAACGAGCTTGGTCGGTCGGGTGCGATCGAACGAGAGATGCTCCAGCGAGAGCTTGACCTCGCAAGGAATGAGTACTGGGACGAAGTCAACTATCCCAAGCAGCAGCTCAGCTTCATGTCTGGCATCCTAAGTGGCTTGCCAGCATCCCAGATGGGAACGACCACCACCACTTCAGCACAGCCAGGACTGGCATCCCAGATGGCGGGATGGGGAACTGGCCTCGCAGCAGTGCAGCAGGCATTCGGGTAAGGATAAATAAATGGCATTCGGACGAAACATTCCCCAAGAGCAGGAGATGCTCAAGCAGCTCCCGGACGAGCTACTTGAATCTGGACTTGATAGCAAGCCCGGAGACTCTCCATTCACCCAATTCCTGGGTGCTATTGAGATGACCAAGCGAGTGCAGCAGCGCAAGAGCGCAGCCAACACGCTGGCCGGACAGGAAGTCCAGCCCGGCACGGTCGTCGGACGAATGATGGCCAAGCGTTCAGAGATTGGTCCGCCCCAGGCGGCGCCCAACTTCTCTCACGGTGGCCCGGTCAAGGGGGAGATTCCTCCCCAGTTCCAGCCAGGCTACCAGGCACAGGGCGCCCCTCAGGGCGGCAACATCTCGCCTGGCCCCACTCCGGCAACACGCAGGTCTGTGACGAAGCAGCACCAGTCAACTGGTGGCGGAGGCGGCAACGTCACGCAGATGCAGCTGGCCTACAACCGATCCCCGCAGAAGCTGGCCACGGGTGGGCTCGTCCAGCCACAGCCCAGGCAGTCCTTCGGGATTGGTGGAGTGGTCCAGAGTACGCTCAATACACCGGAAGATATTCAGAACGGGATGACCCCGCAGCAGGTCATGGAGAATAAGCTGAGAGCAGCACAGGGTGAAGCCCCAGGTCAGCGTCTAGGCTTCGCAGATGGTGGCCGAGTCCCCCAAATCAGACCTTCGTACGCACACGGTACCACCGGTGTCATGTCTCCCTTGGAGGCAGAAAATGCTCGCCGGGCTGCACTAGGGATGCCTCCCATTCCATCCACAGACACCCTCCCCCTCACGCGCGCCGAGAATTCGCAAGACGCTCTCCTTGGGAGCATCGAGCGGAAGCCAGTGGCTGTCCCCGGCAACGAGGGGCTCGACATGAGTCAATTCAGCAACCCGCAGCTCCGTCAGATTGACCGGACCAGGGCGGCCCGCCAGGCCGACCCCAATGCACGGGTACCACAGCTGCCAGGCGAGCAGAGAATCCTGAACATGGATGACATCAGGGGAATACGGCCCCCGGGCCCCCCGCCCTGGGCACAGCAGCAGGGACCAGCGCAGCCTCCGGCAGCGCCCGTCACTCCCGCGCCCGAGGATGACATCAACGCCATCAAGGCCAAGATGACGCAAGAGAAGACCGTCCTTGACCTCGATGCAGCCACTGCCGAGGAGCACGGAGAGACTGACATTCAGCGCTCAGAAAGGTTCCGACGAGCCGCCGCTCTCGGGGCAATGGCCGCAAGCTTCGGTAGTAACCCCACATTCCTTGGTGGATTCACTGAGGGTGCGGAGAAGGCATCAGCCATCATGCAGGCTGGAGACACCGAGGCCAGAGATCGGCTCGACAGCCAGGCATACGCAAGCAACAAGCAGGCCTCTGCTTCACAGGCGCTCGATATCAGGGTGCAGTCTCTCAAGAACGACCTGGCAAATAACGTAGTCGGTACCCGTATCAAGATGGTGAAGGCTGCCCAGGACGCAGTCCAGCATGATGTGGAAATGGGCGTCAGTAACCCGTCAACCCCCGAGGACATGGCCAGACTGGTGGAATCAAAGATGACCACCCTGTTCGGCTCGCAGCAGAAGCCCGCTCCCAGCGTAGGCTCAACGGTACTCGGAACCAAGGAATAGGGCACCATAGATGGGTGAACTGCACGACACGTATACCCTCCCCGATGGCAAGAAGGTAAGCTTTAATAAGGGCACCTCTGATGAGGACGTATTAAAGTTTCTGAACGCCGAGCACGCCGACAGCATGGCGTACGTCAAGCCGGAAGAGAATGAGTCCGATGAGCCTGGCTTCTTTGGGCGCCTCGGGCAGGCCTATGAGTCTGGCTTCGACCAGTCCACGGCCAAACTTGCGCCCGGCATCGACATTGCCACCGCCCACCTCACTGATAACCAAGAGCTATACGATCAGACGAAGGAAGACTTCGATGAGCTGGGACGCAAGAGTGTCGCAACCAACCCGGATGCACCAACGCTGGATTCCGTCAAGGAAGCCTGGTCAGAGGGCGTGGGTCACGGCGTCAGTGAGACTGGCGACTTCGTAGCCAACAGCATCGGCTCCACGCTGGGCGGAACCACCCTCACGTGGGGCCCCGTCGTAGGCACTGCCGTCATCGCTGGTGCAGGCGTGAGCGCGGGCCTAATCGCCGCACCGACTGCGGCGCTTGCGGGCCTAATCGCAGGATCTGCCACTGGCGCCTTGATGTTCACCCAGTTCCTGGCTGACAACCTTGCGCGCGGACACGATGCAGGCATCCTCGACGTCGAAGACGTTCGCCTCTATGAGTCCGTCGCAGCAGCGGCTGGCCAGACAGCGTCCGAGAAGATCGGTATGCGTGCGTTCGGCATCGGTGGCAAGGCTGGCAACGCATCAGTGCAGGCAGCCATCAGAGCCAAGGCTGGCATCGTCAAGCAGGCATGGCAAAAGAGCATGGGAGCAGGTGCGGCAGCAGCTGGCAAGTCCCTGGCCACAGAGACAGGCACCGAGCTTGGGCAGCAGATTATGGAGCGGGCAGCGGCCGGGCTCCCCGTCAGCGCCACCGACGCAGCAGCCATGCACGAGTACATGGAGGTTATTGCAGCCACACTCGCTGGATCACTGCCCTTCTCAGGGTATGCCGGAGGCACGAGCTACACACAGAATGCGCGTGACGTGGCAGCCAACAAGAAGGTGGCGGATCACAAGGAATACGTGGCCGAGTCCAAGCGCCTGTCGGTCGAGCGTGAAAACGCCAACACGCAGCGCAAGGAAGTGGAAGAGCAGACCCAAACCAGGCTCATCCAAGAGGAGCTGACCAAGGAATCCAAGGACGAGGAAGCTCTTGCTATCCTTGAGGAGGATGAGAGGGCAAAAGCAGAGGTTTCGGGCATCACTGGCCAGGAGCGCACGCTGACCGACGTCAAGCTTGTTGCGCAGGCACGTGGTATTGACATCGACAGCACGCCGGAGTCCAAGATCGCCTTCGACAAGCTGGTCAAGGACACAGTCGGACTCTCGAACATCAAGGCGGCCACGCCACAGGACATGGAGAAGCTGTATCAGCGCATATCCTCCATTGACACTGACGGACAGAACACCACCCTCCCGATGACCAGCACCGGGGAGGCCTACGAGGTCGCAGAGCGACTGGAGCAGGAGCTGGCCAAGGCGAAGATAGCCTCACTCACTGCCGCGCAGCTCAAGCGCAGGGTCATGACGATCATCAAGGACGAAGAGTCGATCTTTGGCCATGCTGACCACATCAGCCTACGTGCCGACGCCATCATCAAGCGCATGGTTGACCGCACCATGATCCTCGTTGACACGCAGCCCACCTCAACCCGCAAGAACGCAGCAAAGAAGCAAGCCTTCCGCGTGGAGCTGGACGCGATGCGCGAGCTGGCCAGCAACGAGCTGCGCGAGGTCGCCAAGGTGGCCATAGACCTGTCTGCCAGTAGCGTGCGGGTTGCCGAGGATGCCAGGGGCAACAGCATTGAGATCGTCGGGGAGTTTCCCTCTCTTGAGGTGCTCCGCGAGGCCACTGGAGAGATCCCTGGCTCAGTGTACAAACAGATCCGCGACAACCTCATGGCGCGTGGCATCCTGAAGAAGGAAAAGGGCAAGTATCTGTACGCTGACGTACCAGACGTGCTCACCACACGGCGGGAGTTCGGCGTATCCGAGAATCCGGTGTCAAAGTGGATCGTTCGGGACAAGGCGGGCAAGGTCGTCGCAGTCGAAAACACACAGAAGGACGCTGCCGCAGTAAAGGCAGCACAAGAGGACCCGGCCAGCCTCACTAAGCCCATCCGAGAGAAGGGCTTCCCGGTTCGGGAGACGGAGTTCTCTGACATTGAGGGTGGTGACCCAAAGAAGCTCCGCAGCATGAACGTGGACTTCGTCGCAAGCCTCGACCCCGACTCACGCGCGCAAGCAGAGGAGAGAGCGCTAGAACTGTCCAGATTGAATCAGGAGACGAGGGAGCAGTACCTCGGGCAGCAGGGTGAGGACGTGGTGTCCGGCACCAACGCACAGATCCCTCGCGAAGCACAGATTCGCCTCCAAGAGAGCCAGGACGCAGCGGTTGAGATCGCGAAGGTCAGCCCCTATGCTGAGGCCAGGGTCATTGACCGGCTGAAGCTCGCTTTGCCCAAGGATTCCCCGGCTCGCGACACACTCACCCAGTACGACCAAGAGGGCATCTGGTACATCCCCTCCAATCAGCATGGAGAGCTTGGCAGGAGCACCCGTGTCGTCATCAAGCGTGGCGTGTGGGATACCGAGACACAGCGCGGGTTCGGCGGCGAGCGCATGGACGCAAACAGCCCCCAATGGCGCAAGCATCTCAACAACCTGATGGAGATCATCACAGGGCTCAACCCCAAGATGATCCGGGACGGCATCACTGGCAAGCAGGTCCAGGGCAAGTACGTACAGGACCAGTTCGGCAAGGATTCACCCCTCACGCTGCACGTCGAGCGTGCCGGTCGCGTCATCATCACCAACGGCAAGGGCGATACGGCCCAAACCTTCGTATTCGACTACATTGACGACGGCCCCGACGGCCCCGAGTTCCACCTCATCAACCACTTCGACTCTACCAAGAATTTTGTAGAGGAAGTAGAGGATGTAGGCCCCCTGAACAACCTGCCCGAGAAGCGTGGGCCTGGCGTCACGGCCGAGAGCGTGCGCGTATCCGAAAACCCGGACAAGGCAGAGCGTCTCAGCCTGGCGGAGCGCGTGGCCCTGTCCATCGACGAGCTGTCACCCGTTGAGCGCAACGCTGCACGCCTGCACGAGGGACCACCGAAGGGAGGGCTGTTCGCCAAGTTCAGCAAGGCAGTCGATCGCTTCTTCGACGCAGAGAATGTCTTCCAACGCTTCCGTATCAACGTAGTGGACAAGTTCGATCGCATCGTCACCCGAGAGGGTCAGTTGATGGATCAGGACGGCAACATCATCGAGGACGAAATGTCCGCAATCGCTGCCATGCGTGCATACGCTCGCGCCGCTGACATGGTGAGTGAATCGCTCGTGTCCGGCTACATTCAGGCCACTGCGATCACCAACGCACAGGGTGAGCACGAGGGCGCCCTCATCTATGAAGCCAAGGAGTTTGACTTCACGAATGATACCACGGAGATGTCCGTATACAACCCTGCCACTGGCAAGATCGAGCAGAAGATGTTCAGCTCGGAAGTGTACAAGGAGGACGTGTCCGGCATGACAGGCGGCATGCTCCTCGCCCGCACAGCACTGACCGTAGAGGAAAACCGGCTCCTCAACAACTACCGTTCAGGGCTGCGCTCCCACAACCTCAGGCAAAGAGCCATCCTCGACGGCAAGCCACCGATCGTACCTCACACCCAAGAGGAAGAGATGGAATGGATGCAGATCCTCAACGATGGTGACCGAGGCGCACGCATCGCAGTGGCTGTACACAACCTCAATCAGCTCAACGAGAAGACGGTCGAGTTCCTTGTCGCAACGGGTGTCCTCAGCCAGGAAGAGGCGTCACTGTGGCTGGAGAACAGTGACTATATCGAGTTCTATCGTGACTTCGAGGGAGACACCAACTACAGCGAGCAGATGGCACGGCAGCGTGAACAGGCTGGTATTCAGGGCTCCCTACTGGGCGACATAACGTACAAGGGCCCGCACAAGCGGTTCCGTGGATGGTCCTCAGAGAACGAAAGCTCCGGCAACCAAGAGAAGGTTGATCCCATCGAGGCCGCCGTGTCCAACTACGTCGGGGCCATCACCTCAGGCATGACCAACGTGGCACGCACACGTGCCGTGCGCAACGAAGTCGCACTCAAGGCAGCCCGCCGTGTCAAGGACAAGGCCACCGCCCTCGCCCAGGGCGTGCGTGCTGTAACGAAGATCAGGGTAAAGGGCGTGGACGAGTACTACATACTCGACGATGACCTTATGTTCAGCGCACTCGAAGGCGAGTGGGGCCAGAGCATCGGTGAAACTATGCGGAACGACAAGTACCTCAAGTGGATGACCCAGCTCCCGACTCAGCTCCTCCGCGAGACGGTCACCCGTGACCCAAGCTTCATCGTGCCCAACCTTGTCCGTGATGCAACCGCAGCGTGGCTGAAGTACGGTGCCATGAAGGGTGATCCGGCCATCTTCGGACCCATCCCTATCATCATGCGGGCGTTCGGCCGGTCGTTCAGCAACTTCGCGATCGACCAGCAGCAGCGCGGGGCACTGAAGGGCACCGGCAAGCGTACCAAGCTCACCCCCTCCGGCACTATGCTACGCGATCATGGCGCAGTCCAGGGCGTTGATGACGTCAGCTCGGCACGAGGAGCCAAGCAGATCGCAGCACTAGCCGGACGGAAGATTGCTGACAAGCGCGACAACAGGCTGAAGAGGACATGGGAAGCGGCGGGAAGATTCTCGGCCTTCTCTGAGTCATCCACTCGTGAGATAGTGTACGAGCACACGCTCAAGATCGAGACGGACAAGCTCAACGCCTCCGGGAAGTATCGACCCGAGGACGTGGACATCATCGCCAACAACCGGGCCATCCACCAGGCCAAGGAAGTGCTGAACTTCTCTACTAAGGGCAAGAACCAGTACCTCAGTATGTACACTGCCATGGTACCCTTCTTCAATGCCTTCATCCAGGGTACTGACGTACTGTACCGCTCCATGACAGGCATCCGACAGACCACACTCGACAGCTCAGCCACGGACGCAGCGTTCTACAAGAACGTGTGGCGGAGAGCTGCCTTCCTGATGGTGGCGGGCGCCCTGCTTGAGACGATGCTCATGGACGATGAAGATTACGAGACGCTGAGCCAGTACAAGAAGGACAACAACTACATCCTTCCCGATGGCATGGGCGGGTACATCACCATCCCCGCACCCCATGGTGTTGGCTGGCTATTGAAGCAGCTACCGCAGCAGATCGCACGGAACATCGTGCAGGTGGCGAGAGGCGACACGCTCAAGGCTGGGCGTGAGCTTGAGCGGACCATGAAGCCGACGTACGACGGGTGGCTTGGCGACGGGCAGCGCATGCCCCAGATCATGAAGCCCTTCTACGAGATAGCTGCGAACCAGAAGCTGTTCGGTGGCGGAGCCATCAACAAGCGGCATCAGGAGGGGCTCGACGCAGCGGACAAGCACACGTCACGCACCACTGAGCAGGCCAAGCTCATTGGCAAGGTCACTGGCCCGACCATGGACGTCAGCCCGCAGAATATCGACCAGATAGTAGGCACCATGACCGGTGGCCTAGGTGCTGGGCTTTGGGGCCTGTTCGACACCGTGCTAAGGTTCGGTGGAGTGGGCATCGTGCGCCCCCCGGGGGAGGTCATCAAGCTCCCGATCATCAACCGTCTCCACGTTGACGCTGGCAACCAGGGACTTATGTCAGACTACTATGAGTTCAGTGACATGCTGTTCCGTGCGCCAACGATGCTGAACGCGGCGCGTACCCCGCAGGACAGGATGCAGATCCGCAAGGACAATCGCGCGGAGCTAGTCGCAGCGAATCAGATGAAGCCCATCAAGAAGCAGATGACCAAGTTTCGGAAGCGGAAGGAAGCGATTCGCCTCAACGTGGGAGGCAAGATGTCTCGGGATCAACAGCGGAAGGGGCTGGATCGCATCGAGGAGCAGGAGCGCAGGGTCCTACTGCGCGCCAGGAAGATTGAAGAGAGGATGTACGAGCGGAAGGCCCAGGGCTAGAGGTCCTCGATCTGGCGCCGAAGTGAGCCCAGCTCTTGGTGCTCACGCACTGCCATCTGGTCAGAGTGAACCAGCGCCCGGCTAACTGTCTCAAGCTCATGAGATAGCTCACTGATGCGCTTCCACAGAGCCTGCTCTTCCACGTCCCGCTGATGCTTGCAGTGCGAGCAGAAGTCCAAGTGGTCACACTTCATTAGAGTCCCCCGCCCAGCTTGTCGCGCGCATCCTTGTAGCCTTTGGCAGCAAGATTCAAGGCGTTGTTGTTCCCCTTGGTGCGACCAAGCTCGCGCGTCTCACGCGCCATCCGATCAGCCCACACAATCAGACCTTCCAGCTGAGTGACCTTGCGCAGTGCGCCGGTCAGCTCGAAGCGCAACGCCACCTCTTCGGCATTATCCATGTCCCTGTAGTCATCCACTGGATGAGTCCTCCTTGTTGTAATCGTGATCATACAAATACTGCCACCAGTCCTCAACCCACCCGTTAACTCGCCGACGGTAGCCATTCTCAAGCCACACCCAGCCAGCATCCAGTGTGCGGTGTGGGATCAGGAAGAATGTTGGCGTCCACTCGATGAAGGATCGCTTCCTTGTATCCATGATCTCGTCGCTTCCCCTGCCCCACCTCATTAGAAAAGGTCCCCCGCATGCCGCTTCACCTGTGCAATGGTGAACTGCCTCAGCACCTTGAAGTTGATGGTCGGCTCCTTGAATTTCTTCACGAAGCTCGCAGTCTCCTCGTCGATCAGGTCATGGTACACCGTCTGAAGCAGGCGAGGGATCAGTCGGCCACGCTTCGATTCGAGAAATAGCCTTCTGTTTTCCAGAGACATGCAGTCCTCGTAAGTCGCCTCGTCCTCGTAACTAATCTCCTTTATCATGGCGTGCTCTACGCCTGTCCTACTCTTCTCCACGAATGCCTTGGTCACGTACATCTCGGCGATCTCCTTCTCGAACTGCTTGGTACCGTTGCGTTCGGGGCTCCCCATCTCACGCAGGTTCTTTTCCTTGAAGTCGTTGCGTACCGCCTTGCCCCACACTGTCTTGCCAAACTTGTTTACGAAGTCATAGTTCTTGACGACCACGCCCTCGCCAAGTCCCTCGCCATCCTTGATCAGGTAGGTGTTGGACCGGTCGCGCACATGGTTGATATCAGACTCCGTTGGATCCTGAATGATTTGCAGTGGCTCGATGACGTTGGCCCCCATCGCACGTATCTGCGGGGCCCAGGTGTCGTAGTGCAAGTAGCGGAACGTCTCGGGGCAGCGTGCGTCGAAGATGTACAGCTCGCGCCATGCATCGTCACGGTAGGTGCGCAGCGAGTGCGGCACCAGCCATTCTCCGTAGAAGATGGGGCAGTACACGTCGTCGTACGTGCCCTCAAGCCAGTCCATCTCACCAGCATTCCAGCGAAAGTCCATGGCATGCCGGAACCCGTGGTTGTCGTCTGTCTCGTAGTCAGACATGTCTCGCTTACGGCTGCCGGTGCCAATCTTGCCAGTGCCGCCATCGGTCCAGATGACAGCGTTGGTGCCGTCGATCTTCGGGAAGACGTAGCACTTGCCAATGAGCAGGCCATCCACGTTGGGATGCCCGAGTCTCTCTACGTGAGTGTATGAAATGTATCCCACCTCTCATCCCTCCCATTGTGGCATGATCAGCACCGAGACGTTTGCCTTCAGTGACTTGTTGATCATGTCCTTGGTACCCTTTGATTTCAAATCCCAGAAGGCGATTACCACATCGGGCTTGCCTTCAGTCAGCATCTGTGTGTTGCGGATCGGGCCAGCGGCCTTGCCGTACTGCTTCCAGCAGGCAGGGTAGGCGTCCGTCTCGTACTCCCGGTCCTCAGCCCAGCGCCTCGCGGCATCGTCAGCACCAGTAGCGCACCCGTGTATCAGGACGATGTCTTCCTTGTGGCGTAGCTTCCAGACAGCGTCTTGGATCTCGTCGGTGCACAGCTTGAGGTCCCTGCCTCCGCAAATCAGTAGTCTCATTTACATATATCCTTCACCATCGGCGAGAGAAGCTTGTAGATGCCGATGAAAATTATCGTAACGACCGTACCATCCGGCTCAACCGCCAGGCACCCGAACAGGGTAGCGCATGCGATGAAGATTGCTGCGACACCCGACCAACTCACCGCCCAGCACCACCGCACCAGAAGCCAATACAAAAGAACGATAGCGCGATGGCCACGATTGATATAAACATTATCCTAACATTGCTCCCTTACCGTACCAAATTTTAAGACTAAGAGCCTCGGCCAGCGCATGCTCAGCCACCGCCCCGTACGATGACGTCCAGCCTTTCAACATATAGATGGCGGTCGCCTCCTCACAGATCCACTTCGTGTCATTGGCCAGGGCCTCACGCAGGCTGAACCCGAACATCTCTTCGGCCTGCTTCAGGCAGCCAGTGTCGTTGTCATCGGCGAAGTCGATGCCGTACTTGTGGTTATCCCTCGCTGCGGGGTTGAACACGGTGTGTCCAGCACACTCTAGCCTTAGGGCGGCAGCGTTGAACGCTGGGAAGTTGAACTGCGGATACCCACGCATGGGCCCCGCAACGTATACATTCTCTCGATCGTCCACTACTCTTCTTCCTCTTCCCTGATGGTAAACGCTACACCAATAACTAGAACGCATATCGCCAAGCCCACCACGAAGCCGGGCTCGGGCAGGTACGTCAGCGTGTCATGGTTAGACAGCCACACCTCTAGCATTCCCTCTATCATAGCGCGTCGTACTCCTTGCGAACCCTATCGTACTGCGCGGCAACGTAGCACGTGCCGCTCACGACTTGCTTGCACAGGTGCGACATCTCGTCAGCCCTGCTCAACACAATGTCCAGTAGCTCATCGCGCTCGTAGCGACGTTCAATGTGCTCCTGCATCCGGTCAACGCGGTCCAGCGCCTGGTCACGCTCCACCTTCCACACGGCGGCCTGCCTCATGGCTGAGTTGACCTCTTGCGTCAGGTCCTCTAGATCCCCGACCAACCGGTCGCGTTCCATCTTCGCATGCACGCCAGCCATTATCGCAACACCGTCGTGTCTAAGCGGGTAATGGATCCAAACATGCGGTTCGCATCTGCCATCCGATCGACGTGCGCCGCATGGAGCGAGGCCTCGATCCGCTTAGTCTCGGCACGCTCCTTGGCCACCCTCTCCTCGGTGCGGTAGTCATTGTACGTGATGAGCGAGAAGACCGACCCGACGATAACGAAGCATACACCGATGAAGCCGATGAAGCCATGTGTATCAATGAAGTCTATGATGAAGACTGTGCCAAACGCAAAGAAGCAGCCCAGTCCCAGCATGGTTGCAGCCATGAAGAAGCCCCAGCCTAGTGACTTGATGATGTTTCTCATCGGAACCCCACGTTTCCCATGTGCGATGCGCGAAAGTCCATCTTCTCAAGGGCATCAGCTATGCGCTCAAGGGCGGCGATCGTCCGCTCTTCACGTGTGATGTACGGCGGCAATGCTTTCTTCCGCTCCTCAGCCATCTCTTCTTCTCGTGTCACTTCCATGCTCCTTTGATTCGATCGTTCATCATACCACGAACGGTACCATTCTCAATGATGTATCCGCACCGCCCCCAGTAGGTGATGCGGGATCCTTCGGGGTTCATCTCTCTCTCGAACAGGTCCCGGATGCTGGTCCGCTCACCCTTGAGGTAGATCGTGTCGCCGTCGCAGCCCAGGGCTATAAAGACGTCCATCACCATGTCGGGGTGCATCATGTCAGCGCCCCATCCTGAATTCCCAGAGGGCACACTTCTGGATCTCACACTTGCCCACCTCCAGGGAGTCCCAGTTGGTACACTGGACACAGGCCAACCGGATGGCCGCAGTTCTGGGCCGTGGCCCTGAATGCACTCGCTCGGCTAACCCAATAAAGCGCTGTATCCTGTTCTGGGGGCAGCCCTCCAGCAGCTTGGCCGCAGCCTCAGAAGGTTCTATATAGGGCTCCCCGGCGTCAGTCTCGTCATCAGTCATTGATCACCAGCTTGTACGTGTACAGGCCCTTGCCTACGTACTGCCTGTTGACTGTGTGGCCTCCGTACTGGCGCTTGCGCAGGTCCCTCACTCGTGCTGAGCAGGACGTCTCGATCGCACCCGTCATCCAAGACAGTTCCGCCAGCGTGTAGGGCTCTCCGTCAGCCATGATGTCCCAGATGCGCCCGCCCAGAGAGGTCTTCTCCCAGTTCTCTCCGAACCCTGCAACGTGAGGGTCGAAGATCTCCTTTTCGTACACATCGGCTGCCGGGATGGCTTCGATCAGACGCTGGCACGTGTCGAAGTCAGTAGGGGGGCATGCCTCATCGTCTCGGATCTCAGCACGAGCAGCCTCCACCCTGAACGGGTTCTCGGTGGGGTAAGTCGAGTACTCAACCAGCTGCGTCCCGTATGCCTCGTCGTCGGGGATCCCGGCGCCCGGGATGTAGCCTGAGTCCGGCCCGTACTGTGGCATCTCGTGCCTGAACGGGGCCTCGCCCCGCCCTCCGAACCATCTCTTGATAAACTCTACGATCATCATCGCTTTGCATCCTTCCTTCGGCGCCGCCTCAGCTGCGCCTTCGACAGGCCCTTGGGTTTGACCAAGGCCTTGATCACATCTCTCTTCAGCTCCTGAAACAGGAGCCTCTCGTCTCTCGACAGCACCTCTTTGATCTTCGCCCGGCGCTCGGCCCTGTTCATGCGCCGTGTCTCTGCGGGCGCCACCGGGTGCATGTTCTCCGAACCGTCAGTGCTCGGGACGCCATCAACGATATCTTCAAAGGTGTCCGTGTTGGCGATCCTTTTTATCTCAGCCCCCATCTCAGCCTCCGGTGAAGTGTATCACTACAAGGTAGGCCAGGTACAGTATGAACGCATAGAAGGCGAACGGTAGAAGGGAGAACGTCAGCGCCAGCGCCATTGCGCAGGCCGTTAAGGCACCCGCGCACGTCATGAAGACGAAGTCACCTACCTTGCGTGTAGCTTTCGTTAGGAAGCTCATGGTGACGGCGCGATGATGATGAAGACAGGGGAGAAGGGTCGCGCCACGATGCGTGCAAGGTTGCTACTAGGGTCGGACTGTATGTCCGAGAATGTAGACATGCTGCTATCGAAGTCCTGCGCGATGTTGCGTGCAACGAACTCCTGATTCTCACCTACGACAAGCGTGGTGGTGAACGTGATATCAACCACGACACCCTCCCCGTTGGGGGCGGCCTCGCTGGCTGTCGGCGTACGTCCGGTGCCCACGCTGGCGCAAGCGAACTCAGTGACAGGGTCGGGGCTGTTGGAGTCAATACGGTACAGACACACGCGGTCGAGCCGGATGTCATCCGTTGCCGTGTTGGCACGAGCGGTGAACTCACCGGTCAGCGAGTCAGGGGTGAGAAGAACGTTCTGCGCCGATGCGGAATTGCTAAAGAAGATCATGGTTACTGCCAGGCAGAAGGCGGCGAAGACTGCCAAGCGGAAAGTATTTTCCACTGTCATTGATATGTACTCCTATTGACCAGTGAAGGCCAGTCCGAGAAACTTCATGAAGGCCAGGCCCCCGAAGAGGTAGAAGAAAGAGGGCAGTGTGCCAACGGCCAGCCCTACGATGATGGCCGCGATGGCCCCGATTGCTTTGATGATGTCTTTCAATGTGTCTCCAGTGTTGTAAGGATGGATGGGCCAGCGGTCAGACTCCCCAGTTAAACCACCGACCCATCACTAATACGAAGAGGGGACAGAAACCCAACGCAACACTTGTGCGCTCCCCGGGCTACCGTCCGAGTCCCCCGACTCTTCTCCTCCGAAAAATCTGCGACCGTCGTAGTTCGTACTGATGACTACGCAAAGCCTTTCGGCTGCCGGTCTATAGCTTAGAAGGGTACGTCGTCGTCGTCAACCGGGGGCTTTTTGTAGCCACCGCCCGACGGGGCGTCACCCTGCTCCTTGTGAAACTTCTCGTCGAACGTGACGAAGAGATAGGGCTTGCCTGCCTTCGATACATTCTTCCAAGCAGTGGTGTCCACCTTGAGGATACCGTTCTCCACGTCACGCCCGTCATCAAACTGAGCGATGAGCATGTCGAGACACTCGCGAGAGATCTCTCCGTTGCCTGTGTAGATCGGACGGTTGTCCCCTTCCACCTTGTTGTCGTTCTTGAAGAGCCAACACTTGCCCTTTACGTCTGCCATCTTACTCGCTTCCTTCCGTCGCCTTCGCGATCGTCTTCCCCTGAGCTTTGAAGTCCTTGAGGACAGCATCGTACAGGTCTTGGTTGCCCGCTTGCAATTCAAGCAAGGCTTTCTTGTTATCTTTCCAGTAGGCCTTCAGCTCGTCCCGATCAGTCACGCCCTCGATGAGGGTGGTCATGGTCAGGGCGACAGCGGCCAGCTTCTCCTGCTCTTCCTTGGACAGTTCCTTCGGAGGCTCGGGTGCTGTTTCCGCCTGGGAGGGCAGGTCCTCACCGGCGTAGATGTAGAACCCGACACCGAACATGGCCATACACTTCACTAGACAGCGCATCTTCGTGTCGCTGATGTCCCGTGCGTCCGGTCCCTTGATGGCGTTGTTCTTGTTGTCCATACATGGCAGCCACATCTCTCGCTTGACGTTACCGATCCAGCAGGTCACGTGCACAGTGACGCAGTCATCGGGATGCAGTTGGTCATCGAGGAATGTGAAGTTGAACTCCGGGAAGTTCTCCATCATGGTCTGATATGCGAATGGCCAGCTGAGGTAGGACAGGTTGCCCTTCTTCTTCACGTGCTCATTGACGTTGATCGGAGACAGGACGGACCAGATCTCATTTGCCGTTACGTTGCCAGGAATTACTGGATGACCCACGGGAGGCTTCACTTCTGCTACACTCATAGTATATCGTCTTCCTCTTTAATTTCACTTTGGTACTGCTCGCACCACCCGGACACTGGGCACCAGTCGCCGCAGCGATTGGCTTTGCCCGGTCGAACCTCGACCTCTCCGTGTATGCCGTTATCCAACATGTACTCCTCAGCATCGTACGAGGAGTCGAGCACCCTTGATGCACGCTTCGAGAGGCTCCCGCCCCTCACGTACTTCAACACTGCGTACTTCGGATCGCCCTGCCACCGCTCTTCCCGCGTGCATGGTTCCGGTACCTTAGCAGTGAGCGCCGCGATCCGCAAGCGCATGTAAGCTTCGGTTTCCTCATGACTCCACAGCTCAAGCGGGATGACCGCAATGGCTGCCGGTGGATACCCCTTGCTCCTCTGATACTTCGACTGACTCTTGTTCCAGTCTCGTATCATGAGTACCACCTCGGCACCCTCGACCTCCATCTCATTCTTGTCTGCCAGCCATGCGTAGACAGACTGTTGGGCCACCCACTCGGGCTTGCCTTCGGGGTTGTGCATCACGGTGCTGGCACTCGTGCTCTTGTAGTCCTGAATCATCCAGGGCCCGAACCCCACTGGCATGAACATGCGGTCCACGCACCCGGAGATGGTGTGTCCTTCAAACTCAGCGTACATCCTGTACTCAATGATGTCAGTCTCATTGGCACCCTTCTCTAGGATGGAGTGCATTGCCGTGCCAAGCAGGGCCATGATGCCATCGGCCGCATCTTCGGTGAGCTTATCCTTGTACACCTTGCTCAGATGTGTGATCATCGCTGGCTCACACAGGCTAGAGGGCGTGAAGTCACACACACCAGCATCGTACTTCTCACGCTCAGCGTAGTTCAGGAAGACGTCCGGTATCCCATGATGATTGGTCAAACGCATGCAACTCTCCTCGTCATACGAACTTACGCCTTGCAGGATACCATGAACGGGCAAGGTGTCAACCATTCTCTCTATCTTTCCTCTTGCATGGTGGCGTTCGCTCGCAGGACATATCCGTATGGGCTCGCTCACTTCTTACTGAGTGCGTCACGATATGGATTCTGTCAATCAACAATCTTTCCTCCTCGAACTGAGACAGCTTAGAGCATGCAAATACATGCGGTTTTGTTGGACCCTTTTCACGGCGGCAACTCCTGTGAAGAAGATGCCCCGAGGGTATTGACTGGATCGTCACTCGTGCTACCCTATAGTTCAATCGAAGGAGCAGCAGTGGCATCAGACGTAGATATCTGGGTGTTCGGTGAACCCCAGTCAGCAAAGAACCGACGGCGCATCGTCAAGATGGGCAACAGAACAGCATTGATCAAGAGCAAGAAGGCCCTCATATACGAGACAGTATTCAATGAGCAGTGCCCCATCCTCGATGAGCTATTGGAGGGTGACCTATCCCTCAGGGTGGACGTGTGGTACGGCAGCCGCCGACCCGACCTAGCCTGCATCGACTTCATCCAAGACCTCCTGCAGAAGAGAGTTTACGCCAACGACAGGCAAGTGAAAGCATCCATGAGCGTGTGGAACCTGGCGCGCAAGGACCCCCGTGCTAGGATACGGGTCAAGGTCCTGCCAATCAGCGGTCTTGAGAACATCTCCACCACACACTATAACAAGGACCTGTTTGATGAGCGCTGAGATCGAGCTTGATGAAGTACAGACTATGTACAGATGTGTTGTGTCCGACGCAGTTAGGGACCTTGGATTCGGCACGGCCCGTGCTGCCTGGGATGTCCGCAAGTGGATGAACAGTGGCGTACGCTTCACCACGGTGTGCCAGCTGGCGAATTGGGACGAGGCCTGGGTGAAGGAGCTGTTGCACGGATTGATCCGCATCGACAGCGACGTCCGCAAGCCAGTGACCCTTGAGTGTCTAGAGATCATGAGAGGTATTGTCCGTGTGACTGCCCGTGATAAGCATGACGATGGCCATGGCCCGGTGCTGGTAGGCAGGGACGCACGCCCCAGCGTTGCTGACGAGGGGCGTATGAGTTACTCTGGTGCTCCAATCGGGAAGCTTTCGAAGGCATCCCGTGACCTTCACAGCCGGAGGCGTGCTGCCAATGACGGCTAGTGATATGGTTGACCACCTCATTGAGTCCGGTGCCGCCGACCGTCACGAGAGCAGGACAACGTGCCCCATCTGTGGGCCAGACCGAAAGAAATCTAACGAACGAACCCTTTCCGTGAAGATCGACGGTGACTACGCCGTCTACATCTGTCATCACTGCGAGGCCAAAGGAAGCGTGAAGTTGACCGAGACAGCAGCCCAACCCAAGACCAAGGTATCCCCCATCGTTTCGAAACCGGTGGTCATTTCTATAGAACAGTTCGATAAGCTGAGTGAGCCGCAGCTTGCCTACCTGGCAGGTCGTGGCATCAGCATGTCCACTACTGTTGAGTGCGGGTTGATCAATGCAACGATCTGGGTCCGCGCGCGTGACGCCAAGGTGCCGTGCATCGGGTTCCCGTACCACAACCTCGACGGATCTACCGCCGTGAAGTGGAGAGACGGCAAGAAGAATTTCACGCAGACCGGGGCAGCCCGCAGCCTGTGGCGCATCAATGACTTCGACGGTGGTGACCTCATCATTACAGAGGGTGAGATGGATGCCCTGTCCTTCGCTCAAGTTGGTGTGTTCGCTACGTCTGTGCCCAATGGGGCGCCCAGCACCAAGAGTAAGGATGATGACAGCAGCAGTAAGAAGTACGCCTACCTCTGGGATGCCAAGGATAAGATAGAGAAGGCTACACGTGTCATCATCGCTGGTGATCAGGACGATGGGCCTGGTGAGATCCTCACCGAGGAGATCGCACGCCGTATCGGCAGAGCCAAGTGCTGGCGCATGTCCTATCCGAGTGATTGTAAGGATGCCAATGATGTCCTCATGAAGTATGGTGAGGATGCATTGAAGCAGCTGCTCGCCGAGGCCACACCCTGGCCCATCGGTGGCCTTCGTGATGCCAGCGAGTACAAGGAGGAGGCCCTCGCCATCTACCACAGTGGCATGACCCGTGGCATAGATATCAAGGTCGGGTATATCTCCAGCATCTACCGGCCCAGCCCAGGTACGCTGACGTTGTGTACAGGGGTGCCTGGCAGCGGTAAGTCCACGTTCCTCACGTGGTTGTCCTTCTACCTTGCGCAGCAAGAAGACTGGGCGACCGCCGTCTTCGCTGCCGAGACGAGTTCGCAGGTTCATCTGTTGCAACTCGCCGCCCTCCGCGCAGGCAAGTCATTCCATGGCAAGAACAAGATGTCCCAGGGTGAGCTGGAAGAGGCCATCGACTGGGTGAATGACAAGTATGTCTTCTTGGATGAGGGACAGACGACCATCGAGTCCGTGATTGAGCGGGCCGAGGCAGCAGTGCTCCGCAAGGGTGTTCGTATACTCATGGTGGATCCTTTCAACTTCCTCACGATGGAGAAAATGATTGACGGAGACAACCAACAGCACGGAATCAACCAGCTTCTGGTCAAGCTCAAGGGGTTTGCGGTGGCACATGATGTTGCTGTATGGTTGGTCGCGCATCCAACCAAGATGTACCGAGGACAGGACGGGAAGACTCCCATCCCCACCGGGTACGACGTCAGTGGATCCGCAGCCTTCTTCAACATCTGTGACTCCGGCATCACCCTCAGCAGAGACAGGGACAAGCCCGGCATCAGTAAGCTCACCTCGTGGAAGGCGCGTTTTTCCTGGCTCGGACAGGTAGGTAACTGTGACATTGCATTCAATCCGGTGGACGGTAGCTTCGATACCATCCGTGAGTGGGGCACGAACGATGACGACTGGGACATAGGCTGATGTGGTACGAAGCGAAGTTCATTGCCATGTGGGGTGACAACGAAATACTCGCCAGCTGGCTCCGCGAAGGGTGGGCGCCGGACGAGTGGGTAGAGGGTTGCGAATGTCCTCGGTGTGTAGAGTATGTGAAGAGCTACCATTGGGACATAGGCTGATGGCATACACGCACGTGAAGGTTAGACGCTTCGAGTACGACGAAGACATCGCACGAGATGCACGTCTTCGTCTTGGCGTTGACGTCTGGTACAAAGATATCATCGACATGCATCATGGCTGGGACGATGACGAGATGCTCGCCTCGTGGCTCAATGATGGTTGGGGCCTGTACCTTGACGGCCCCATCACGCATGCCGATCTGGTTGCCGCCGATGCCATAGGTATGGACATAGGGGAGTATGCTAGGGTCATGAAGCAATACATGGAAGAGGTCCAGAATGTTGTTTGGTAGTCTGCCGTGAGTGGCGGCACGGAAACGTACAATCGGTACCAGCGAGAGCTTGCCAACTTCGCCGCTCGCCGCCGCAATCAGAGCAAGGCCATCACGTTCGCTGCGGAGTGGGCCCGCGTGTTGGAGGCCCGCAGCTGGAAGGAAGATATCCAGTACAATGAATGGCTCACTGCAGGATGGGAGCCGGACTACGTTGGCTTCGGCCTCGCCCCGCTCAAGATGGAACTTGGAGTCATAGCCTGGGACAGGTCCTGATGAGCGCCACGGATATAGAGTACGCGCGCCGTGCGTGTATAAACTTGAGACTAGAGGTTGAGAGCATAAGGGCAGAGGGAGGGTGGTATGCAGATGACCTATACAACGGCTGGCTCGACAACGCATGGCCGCACGAACATTCACACCGCCTGACATCGACACAGATGGCGATAGCCAGTAAGCTTGGCATTTCCTGCGAGATCTACATCGAGGAGATGTGCCGCATCGAGTGCGGGTCTGGCGGAGGGTGGCGACGATGAGCAAGAAAAGCCCCAGCAGCTCCGTCAGTCGCTGGATTGAGGAAGTCGATTGGGTTGAGGTAGATGTGTACAGCACTTGGCTAATCATAGGCTGGGATCCTTACGAGTATCATGAGTTCAATGATGGTCACACCGGCATGTGGACCATGCATAACGAGACGAGTGGGGGGTGGACTAACTTCTCACGGCATGTGACTAACTTCTCACGGCATGTGACGCCATTCAATGGTGAGTCCCCGGCGTTTAATGAAGTACATGAAGGCAACACAAAGGAGAGACGGAGCTGATGCTGACTGAAAAACTGATGGCCACCCGCAGCAGGGTAGAGACAACCAACCTGTTCGATGAGCTGATGCTCCACGAACTGATCACTCCGCCGCAGCTGCAGGCAGCCAACCGACTAGCTGAGGACTTGGCCGCAGGCCGGGCACTCGTTGATCCCGGCACTGGCGTACCCTCTATGGAAACAGCCGAGTATCACGCTGGTCTGAGGGATACGCTTGCCAGTATGTCCGGGTGTGACACCGACGACACCGCGTGCTTTATCAACGCCATCACTGGCACGCTCGCGAGCCTTCCGTCGCATGTAACGCTCGAACAGTTTGGTAAGATCGTCACTCATAATCTTGATTGCCTTTCGTCACACTATGGATTCGATCGAGGAGGCCAGCTAGATCCTCGTGCTGTACTGCGTCGTCAGGTTCGTCTTGGTTAGGGCCGAGTGCCCTGTCGATGAGTCCGACCAGTGATTGGCATATCCCCACCTCCATCAGCACGACCTCTGCGTCAAGGTGGTGACGACATTCTTCGAGAGCAAACTTCATGCGAGCGTACTTCAGGGGACTCATCATAGTATAGTCTCCGGTTCCAGTGTCAGCACCACATACTCAGCCACGTATCCCGGCAGGTGTGGTTGCATCGCCTCCCAGATGTGGGGCTCCATGTAGGCAGACATCCGATGACATCCCTGCTTCAAGGCGTACCGCATCATGACCCGCGAGCACTCAGTGTGTGCCTCGGTGCTGGTCACGTTGCTCCCCGCCATCATCTGAACAAGCAGTTCTCTATACCCATCCGGGTACGTCACCACCCGAGTGATGGTACACAGGATCGTCTCGTCTTCGTTAAAGATCCATAGCTCCATCGCACCCTGCATGATGAGGTCGGACACTATGCCCACCCCACCCGAGTGCTTGTCTGTCTCTACGGCATCGTGGAAGTAACCTATCTCCACTGACGACAGCTCGTACGGCATCGCCATCACGCATCTGTCTTGCATATTCTCCCCCTCTCTAGCCTGAGTTGGAACACCTGCTCTCGCAGTCGCTCGATCTCCACGCTGGCATCCATCATCAGCTTGCCAGTTGAGAGGTAGTGTTGATCAACCATCCATTCGTTCTGTGCTTCGTACACAAGCTTACTCACTATGTCAGTCACTGTCTTTTCTCCAGTTGGTTGTGTCCATGCGCCAGCCCGGGGGCTTGTACTCATCCTGCTTGAACGTATCGTTCCGTAGGATAGAGCGTACTCGGTACGTCTTGAGTCCAGTCTTCCTTACGATCTCCTCAAGCTCCACTCCGGCCATGTGCATCAAGCGTATGCTGCGCACAGTCTCCATTGTGAGGGGCTTGGTTCGCAGCGCTCCCCTCGTGGCCCGCTTGTCCTCCTCCCTCAATAGCTTGGACCGAACGAGTGTGTGGCCCTCCGAGATGAGTTGGACGCACGCCTTCGACCAGTCCTTGCCGAAGTTGAATCCGTTGACGATCGAACGGATCTCCTTCGGACCCACGTCGTACCGCTTGCCGATGTACACTAGGCTATCGTCGTCGATGTAGTACATGGCAGCGATGTCTATGATATCATCCGGCAGGATGGGAGTGTCGCCCCGCTTGGGCTCCGTCCATGCACCGACCTTCTTCTTGAACCCCGGTATCCTCGGGGCGCCGAAGTTGAATGAGCCCATCAGCCCGGCTCCCCGTCACCCCAGCGGTCATCGTTGGCCTCAAGGATGGGTTCGCAGTTGTCATCCCATGGGTTCTCTTCCTCAATGATGCGGGAGTACTGCGGGGCACGCTTGAGTACCTCCTCATGGAACTCGACGTCACGCTTGACGATAGCCTGACGTATGATGTGAAGCAGGAGGTTGCTCATCGAGCGGTCCTCCTCCTCACGCATGAGCTGCAGTGCTGCCTCGATGCGGTCACCCGCCTCGCCTCTCGGGAGGTTCACTCCCAGTGTCCGGTTCTTTACGCTACTCATCTTCGTTCTCCATTTCCTTTTGGATGTCATACTCTAGTGCCGTCAAGTGTATGGCGGCTGCGTCAAGCGTGACCTTGGCTGCCCTCAGGTCGTTGCGTGCCACGTCCATCAGCCGCTTGACGTTAGCTATCTCGATCGTCAGATTCTTCATGGATGTTCTCTCCCTAGTAGGTCCTGCAGTGCGTCAAGGAACTCATCGTTGTGCACCTCTTCGAGGTCCGGGTCGTACCACTTGCCAGTGTTGCAATAGACTTGCTCCAGCACAGCGGACAGCACCGACTGGAACGTCGCCCCCGGATCCTTGTCAGCCAGCTGCCTAAGGAAGTGCAGGATGTCAATGAAGTCACCCGTTGCTCGACGCTGGCTCGCATCGAACAAGTCCTTCAGTGGCAACAGCCCCATCACTTGGCGGCATGTCGAACAGGTGATCGCCTCATCGCCATCCGCCATCCTGTTCGTGGTCGGGCAGTCCGTGAACCTACACCTATCTTCATTCATCGTCTTGACTCCTATCCTTGGGGGCCCAGTCCCCATACATTTCTATCTCTAGCTCAAGCCTCTCCCTGTCCAGCCTTGCAAGCTGGGCGTTCAGGTTGCCAGTTGACGCTGACGCCATCGCCCTTGTCTTGGCTATCTCTGTGAGCTTCTCTTTGTGTAGTCGCTTGACTAGCTTGACTGGCCTCATGATACCTCGCCGTTCAGGTATGCAACCACCCGCTCCCACTTCGTGTCCGAGTCGTGATGATCCCACACCGGGATGTTGCTGACCTGCAAGTGCTCGAACCACGATGACCGGACGTCGCTCCCGATATGGAAACTGATCTGCCCGGTGGGCAAGAGGATGTACACTACGTACCCATCGTATCCGTTGGCCCCATCGTCACCGTTCTCATCCGCCGAGTGGTAGGCGAGCACTGACGGGAAGACCTTGGAGAGCATGGCGACCACGATGTTCCGTTCAGCGAACAGGTTGTCTCGCTGATCCCGAAGGTGTGCCTCCATCTCTGTCACATTACTGTCGTTCATCGCTGTTCCTTTCACATCCATTCGTAGATTGTTATGATAGCAGCTCCGGCAATGAAAGCAAGGGCACAGTGAGTCATAGTCAAAGACTTCCTCTTGACGTACTCCCCGCTCTCCGCCACCGACATGGCTCCTGCCAACCAAGACAGGCAGAAGAAATACACACGGGTGGTGACCACAGTGTCGTTCCCCTTCGCCTTGATGACTTCGTTCGCCACGTCAGCCAGCTTGTGCACCGACTCCCAGCCCTGGTACTCCATGCTGACGTCCTTCGCCAGCTTGGTGATCTTCTCGCAGTAGGCCTGCTCGTCGGGGTCGAAGCCCTCAACCCCTTCAGATATATGTGATCCTGTGTCTGGGATAGCGTCCATCTAATACTCCTTGTTTATGTAGTCTAGTACTGACAGGGTGTGACCTACACCTATGCAGTCCTCGCACCAGTACTCTCTGCCCTGTGATGTGCAGTGGAATTTGGGCACGTACTCGTTGTACCCAAGCCCCAGGTCTTCGCATTCATCCTCGCAGATGAGGCGTCCGCCACCGCCGCGACACGTAGCGCACTTCCCTAGTATTACATTGAACCCGTGTTCCGGTTGCTTGTTACCGCCGTGGAACCCGAGTCGCACCGCCGTGATGCTCTCGATCGCCCTGGATATGCGGAACCTCAGTGAGTTGGCGTTCTCCGCTGCCCACCTCTCCCGGTGCTGGCACCGACCTAGCCTGAGTTTCAGCTTCTTTGACAGTGCCCGTGACGCATCAAGCCGGTTGCGTAGCTCCCTGTTCTCTAGCTTGAGCTTCTTCATCGCCTCGAACTTTATCCTACCGTTTTCCACGATCAATCTCCAGCATCTCTCCGAACGGGGGGTGATTGGTGCTGCCGTTGATGGTCCAGAAGGGCTCGCTGGATGCCCAGAGAGTGGGCACACCGTACACTTCCTCGCCGTACTCACGTGACCCCATGTCAGTGAACACTATGATACCATCAGGCTTCCCCTCCTGCCTGCGAACCCAATTGAAGACACCCTTGAATGCGGTGCCTCCGCCTACGTCCCAACGAGTGGGGAACTCATCCTCAAGTCCGATCTCCTTGATCTGATCCTTGAGTATGATGGTGTTGAATGGCAGGATGGTGACCCGTTGCACCCCGTACTTCTGGCGTGCGCCGTCCATCGCATCGTTCAGCAACTTGAGCGAGTCACGATCCATCGAGTAGCTCACGTCATAGGCGAACACCATCCATTCTATGCCATGATACCTCTTGCCAGGGATGTACAGCTTGTTGGCCAGGCCCCGACGGCTGAGACGTTTCCACGTATCACCCGCTGGGATCCCCTTGCTCTGAAAGAACTGCCCAAGCTGATCCTCCCAGTCCAACTCGGTGCCCATCATCTTCTCCATTGAGATGGAGGCTCCGACGCTGGTGTCGGTACCGGCTGTGATCTCAGCGAGCTTGCCGATCTCACATTTCTTAGCCAACTCTTGCAGCGCTTCCTTTACTTGCTGCTTGTCCATCTCGGTACCATCAGCGTTGCGCTGATCTATGACCAGCCCCGCTTCCGGCGCCGGACCGTACTTGCTGCCAGTGTTTCCTCTGTCTTTGCCTGCAGCATCAGCCGAGTCAGAGTCTTGTTTTCCCCCGTCCGATTCCGCATCCGCTTGAGCTTCTGCATCTTTCGACGAAGACCCTGAATCTTCCGTCTTGTCGCTCTGCTGTTCATCATCGTCCTCCTTGGGGTCTGCTGGACCCTGTTGCTGCTCGTCACCGGACAGTGGAGTGCTACCCCCCTCGCCAGGCTGACCGTTGTCGGGTGCTTGGTTCAGGTCCTTGACTAGGTCATCGAAGATACGCTCCGCTACCCAGCCCCGGTACTTGGCGTCGTAACACCAAGAGTCACCCGGCTGACCCGATGGGATCTCATACTTGCCACTAGCAACGATGAGATTGTTCACTTCGTGATCGCACGCTACGTTCCACCAATCAGGGTCACGCCCCATGCGACGGAGGCAGTGCCCCAGTGCCGCATGAAACAACTCGTGAGCAAACACAGTGATGCGTCCTCCCACAGTACGCTGCATGTACCACGTTGGGTTGCAAGCAAACGTCTTGCCGTCTGTCGCACACGTTGGTACCTCGCGACCCCAATAGTAGTTGGTTATTACGATCTCCATCTCGAACCCGAACGTAGCCAGGAATGGCTCGCGTTCGATGGATGCAATGCGCACCCGCTCGACCTGCTTCACGTAGTAGTTGACCTCTGCGATCTCCAACTTGAGGATCTTGAAGGCTTCCTTAGGCATAGGTTGCATGTTACTTTCCTTCCTCTTCAATCTCAGGCCACCACCACAGACGGCTCCATGTGCTCCAGCCTTGGGCGCGGACACGTTCAGTGATGTACATCGAGGCGTACCTCGCTGCAGGTGTCCCGCATGCCGCACCCTCCACCTCGACGCTACTCAGAACCAGGCGTACGCGCACACCCGGTGGGATGATCCACTCATCGAGCCCTGCATGGCAGAAGGCGTACCTATCTGTACGGCCACAGTCTGTGACAAACCACGCACTATTAGTCCTGCTGCACCACCCGGTTCTTATCTCCATTACATATCCGTCCCTTGGTAGTCGATGGTGAACTGCGAGTACGCCTTGCACTTGCTGAACTCAGGGTTCATCTTATCCAACAGCCTGAACCCGAACACCGCAAGCGGGTCCGTGAACCGACGGAGGAATGTGATGAAGGCCTCCTTCTCTTCGAGGGTCACCTCGATCTTCAGCCTACGCTGACCCATCATCCATGCCGAGATGTTACTCACGATAGCGTACTGTGAGCTTACGTCCCCGACTGGGATGTTGCACTCCTCCGGGTTGGCGAGCACATCGAACACAGACGTGAGCCCCTCGTCCAGCTGCGTGAAGCCAATGAACTTCATGCCTTCCACGCTGCCGATCATACCAACGGCCACCTGCTTGAACATCTCATCCGATGGGCCCTGATGCATCAGTCCAGACAGCTTGTGCCATGACCGAGGGTTGGGCTGCCCGAACTCCTTCGACTTAGGGTCGAAGCCATGCAAGCTATGCTTGCTGTAGTGTAGCCACGTGAGGATCTTGGGATGCAGCTCGTTATCCAGGGCCCAGTCGATCCACTTGTCATACTCCGGCTCCACTACGAAGTTGAGTATGCGTGCCTGCAGTGCGTTGTTGATGCGGCTTGCGCCACACCCTGCGTCGGCCAGGTTGGTACTGAATCCAAAGATGACGTTCTTGCCAACGGGCTTTCCGTTGTGCCTACGGTCCTCTACGATAGAGAGGATGGCGGTCTGCATGTGTGGTGCGTTGCCAATCTCATCGAACAGGATGATCTCCCCCTTGAACCCCTTCGGTATGTTCTTGCCCATGAACCTGTCGGTCATGAGATGGCAGAGCTTCCCGTCCTCAAAGTTGGGTGCCCACATACCACCGATGTCAAGGTTGTCCTCGTTGGTAAGAATGATGACCGTCAACTTGTAGTTGATGAGGTCAGCAAACTTCTGCCACAGATGATTCTTACCGACGCCCGGGTGACCCGAGAGCATCAGGTGTACGTGCTCCCCCGGTGCGCCCTTCTCCTGCGACACCCGGCAAAGCTCGGCTGCTTCCATGTAATCAATACTCATGCTTGTCTTCCTTGTCCGGGGTCAGGGTCCAGTGGACCCCAACCCCTTGCTTCTACGTTAGGCGTAGTATACAGTAGTTGATAGTCTCTGTCAACCCTCTTCTCTCTCGTACTCCTTGAGTAGCAGCTCCAGTAGCTGGATAGACTCACGCCTAACGAGCATGAACATTGACGGTCCATCCTCTAGGTCGTGAGCATCATTCACGATGTCTTTCATCGCGTACTTAACCTCTTCCGGTATCACGTTAGGCATCAGTCTGCCGGCAGTTCGGGCGCCGTGCCAAACCCACCCAGTGCACTCTTCTGGATCTTCTTCGCCAGTCTGTCAGCGTTACCGCCGATCTCCTTGCGCAGCTCGGGGTTATCCCGAAGGTCCTGAGAGGATACTCTAGTGATGTTGACTGCCATCTCCTCGGTCCACTTCTTCATCTCCGGGTCGTCGTTCAAGTTGAACATCTTACACATCTCCATGATGTCCTTGACGTTCGGGATGAGCGAGTCATTGTACGATCCGGTACGAGTACCATCGTACTTCGCCATGCGATCCGCAACCCGCGACACCATGTCGTAGGCTCTCTTGTTCAGCACCTTCAGTGCCTTGGTGGTGCGCACCTTCTCTTTCGAGATGACCTGAGTCTGGTACGTGTCGATCGTATCCTGATCCCATCCCGCACGAACATCATGCTCGGCATCGGGCACCGCAGCGAAGACGATCTCGATTGAGTGGCGGCCATCCAACTCCTCCTTCGAGGGGTAGAGTGACTCATCGAACAGGGTACCAAGCACCTGCTTGTCCCGTGCCTTGTGGTGGTCCAGCTCATCACAGAATTGCTTCCATGCTGCGCTCGCCTCGATCTTGCACTTGTCGATCTCTGCCTTGAGCATCTTCATCTGTTCGTTGGCAACCAAGCGCTGCCCCCGTTCAGACCATGGCAGTGTGGTAGCACTGAACATGTTGCGCAGGCCAGCATGGATCTTCCGCACTGACTTGAGGAAGTCCGTGTTGTACACGTCAACGACTGCACGCACACGGTTGGCGTCGGTCACGCCATGCTTCTGCTCTGCTTCCTGTTCGAGCTTCTTGTTGCGTGCCGTACCGGACGGGAGCTTGAGGTTCAACTCCGCCAGCATGTGCGTCTCGCTGATGCCACCACGTGTCTTGTTCTTGGTAAGTGTATTCATATTATCCTTCTTCCTTTTCGATAAAAAATCTCAGGCGCTCGACAATTCCGAGTGCCTCTGCGTTCTCATTGTATGCATACGGTCCATCGGCATCCCTTGCAAGCTCTAGCACGATGCCAAGTGCCTCGTCTACCTCCATGCCTGTTTCTACACCTGTTGCGGCGTCGAACATCGTCCGCCACTCCTTGCCGTTCCTACCTATTGTACCAAACTTCGGCATTAACTCTTCCTACCCTTCTCGATGAGGTCCTTCATCATTGCATCTATTGCCGTGAACTCAGTGTCCTCCCTCCACTCCGACTCCGGGTGAAGGTACCGTGGCTTGCGGAACGTGATCTCCGTTCCATCGAACGTATCCTCACGTAGGCTACGCTCATCCTCCTTCTTGACACAATCTATACACCATCTGTCGATGTACCACAACCCTGCCATCCTATCTTCAAATGACATCTCATCATTGCAGTCAACGCACCTTATTTTGTCGGGCAATCGCTCGTCGCCTGTTGGTTGCTCGGAGTTGTCGTTCGTATTTTCTGTCATGTGCCTCGCCTTCCCTGTTGCGGTCGGCATGGCCGAGACGCTTGAGAAATTTGCCTGCCGGTGACGTTGGCTGTAGCTCAACGATGTCCCACTTGTATCCCTCCTGTCTGCGGAACAGGCCCCATGCCAGGTCCACGCTGTCTGCCATGATGACTACGCACCCGAGTGGCTTGCGCTTCTCGCGGTTCCGTCCGGGTATCATACCCACCATGAATTGGTACGGTTGGTCCTTGTTTAGTTCGTTGCTCATCATCTCCTCTTTCTGCTTGACTTCCTGAATTCTGACATGATCTGCTGCTTACGCTCGGTGGTCTTGGCCCTTGCTTCAAGCTCACCCGTACTCATGTGCTTGGCTCCCGGTGTAGCACATGGCCACACCATCCCGCAAGCGCAACAGTACTCTCTGCTCTGTTCCATTCCATTCTCCTTGGGGTCTACTAGACCCCCAGTATTGTATACCGTGTGGTATACTGTAACTATGACAGATGATAGCACACCCACCAAGGTACGCAAGCTCACCGTGAACGAGAAAGAATTCGTTCAAGAGATGACGCGCATCGACGATGACCGCCCTCGCTCTGCCGTTGAGGCGTACACCCGTGTGTACAAGAACAATAACTCCAGGCAGACGTCCTACTCCGAGGCCAGTCAGATACTCAAGCGCTCCCATATTCAGGACGCCATCGCTGTCATCGAGACGAAGATCGAGGCCGACCGGCGACGTGCCAGTCGTGGCAACCTAGTCTCCATACAGATGAAGCTATGGAATATCGTTGACCGCAAGACAACCTCGACGTACGAGGAGATCGCTGCGCTCAAGACACTCGCCTCTCTCCTGCCTAAGGGTGCGCTGGAGTCCAGCCCGAACGAGGACAGTGCTGCATCCAAGGCCGAGTTGGTCGAGCGTCTCAAGCAGGTGCTGTCCGACGTGCCCGATGCCATTGACATCACGCCCGAGTCAGATGTACAAGTAGATGCTGCCATCATTGACATCACCTCACGAGTTGAAGTACTTGACGACTTCGTCGATGACGAGGACCAAGGCACACCCGAGGATGATGAGCATGGCGATGATTCCACAGAAGCTGAGTACTAAGAGTAGCATCACTTCGCTCCAATCAGCATCAGTCTCAGCCACTCGTGCAGCATCTCCTTGTTGCCCATCTCGACCGCACGCTTAGCCCAGAACTCCAGCTCGCTGAACACTACCTCCGTGCCGGTCATGCAATTTTCCTTCTTGCGACTCATCGTAGCAACCTCTCATTCTTCTGCCTGTCAGTGAGCGTGAGGAGCCACCCCGCAAGGCAGGCGCCACAGAATATCGTTGACGTGTACTTCCGGCATCGAACACATTCATTGCGCCTCATTTCAACTCCCATTCTGACGACTTGACCCGCTGGTAGTTGCCGTCGTTGTCCTTCACTGCCCAGAAGAAGCGCCGCTTCCCATCCATCACACGGATGACCGGGATGTCTGTCCCTGTAAGGAAGCGTTCCTTACTCGTCGCTCGCTTCTCGCCTGGTCGTTTCACTGCCATCTCATTCTCCTTGTGGTCTACTAGACCCTAACCCTTGATACAGAGCACAGCTTTGAGCGTGTGCTTGATGGACACAAGGCTATCCTGTGCTGCCATCACATCATCTATATTTTTGTAAGCTCCCGGCGTCTCATCGAGCACGCCCTCATCCTTGCGGCACTCCACCCCTTCCGTTGCCTTGACGTGGTCCGCCACCGTGAACGTGGCCTTCGCCTTGGTCCGACTCATCAACCGTCCCGCACCATGCGAGCACGAGTCGAACGAGTCCGGGTTGCCCTTGCCCTCGACGATGAATGACTTGGCACCCATCGAGCCAGGTATGATACCCATCACACCCTGCCTTGCACACACTGCCCCCTTACGGGTGAGCCACACGTTCTTGCCGAAGTGCTGCTCTCTCGTGGTGTAGTTGTGATGACAGTTGATGGCCCGGTCATGAGCCATCAACTTCTCGAACGGCAACCCAAACGTGTCCGCCAGTGTCATGATGGTGGTGTCCATCATGGTCCTTCGGTTATGCAGGGCGTACGCCTGGGCCCAGTCCATGGCCTCGATGTAGTCATCGAAGTTCGGCGTGCCCTCCGGGAAGTAGGCCAGGTCACGGTCTGGCAGGTGGATGAAGAATCTCTCCATGTCCTCGCGCGCCAGTCGTGTGAAGTAGGTGCCTATCCTGTTGCCAACACCCCTGCTACCCGAGTGTAGCATGATCCATACCCTGTCCTCCTCGTCGAGACACAGCTCGATGAAGTGGTTGCCTCCGCCCAGCGTACCCATCTGGTACGATACCTTCTCATGCTTGATGGCGGGGTGCCTGTGTATGATGTTGTTATAGCCTCCAGCCAATAGGTTGGTCCATATACTCCTGGCCAACCGTGGCATGTGCTTGTTGTCGTAGGCACTGCGACCGACGGGTACCTTGTGCTCGATGGCAGCCCTGAACTCGGCGAGGTCCTCCGGCAGGTCGTGCGAGGTCATGCCCGTACGAATAGCCATCATGCCACACCCGATGTCAACACCAACACAAGCGGGGATGATAGCCCCCACTGTTGGGATGACAGAGCCTACCGTACACCCATACCCAGCGTGCACGTCGGGCATCACAGCCACGTGCTTGTGGATAAATGGCAGTCGTGCCACGTTGACAGCCTGCTCTAGTGCTGCCCCTTCGAACGGTACTCCTTTGGTGAACGCCTTGATTGGCACCTTCTGGAGTGCGTTGTAGTACGCTCTGTAATCAGTCATCGTTCTCTCCCGTCCGAGGCAGCACCGTGAGTGGTGCGTCCTTCATCCTCATGGCCAGGCCCCTGGATATGGCGGTCACATCCTTGATGAGCTGGCGCTCTCCGTCGTTGTAGAAGCTCCCGTCATCCACGAGGTCGTCGGTCACGTATCCCATGACCTTGATGAGGGTCGGGACCCACTCCTTTGGGATAGTGATAGTGTCCTCTATAGTAAGGTCTTTCTTCATGGTCTACCAGACCCTGGCACTGTGGCCCGCGCTGCAAACCAGACATGAAACCTCATGCCGGGGGCAATACCCATGGCACCCTCCGTTAGCCTTGAGAATGCAGGGTACACGTCCCTCTGAGTCAAGGCGAACTCATCCTGGCCCACTATGATCTGGCCCTTGTTCAGCATGAAGCAGGTGAGCACCGGGCTGTACTCCCAGCCGAACCCAGCCTCCGGTACCATTGGCTTCTGCTCAAGGCGTGGGGTCTGGACGTACATGGTACGCTCGTCCCCTTCCCTGATGCCATCGAGGAGGTTGTGTTCCGGGAACAGGAACAGGTTGGCCGTGTCCCCCACGCACACCATCATGTCCTTCTGCTCATCTCGGAGGACATACGTTCCGCCCTCCCTCCATGGCACAAAGGATGCAATAAGGTTGACGATCTTTCTCATTGGAGAGTCTCCGTTTCCCACTCGTCGTGGTTGTAGTTGGTCACATCTATCATGATGCGGGCTGGCATGTGCTCACTCAGCGCGCAGAACACAGCCTCTACGGCAGAGCCGACGCGCTTTGCGTCAGCGATAGCATCTGATGGTACCGTATCGAAGGTCAGCTCGTCAACTGCGATCACCTCCTCCTTGAACACGGTCCCGTTGATGACGTCGGTCAGCTTGGCATTCCATATCACGCGCCTGCCCCCGATGTCCATCTGTATGCGCATCTTGCGATGCATGTCTACAGTCTTATCCATCACTGTCCTCCGTGGCCTCAAGCTGCGCTGCGGCTCGCCGTGCCCACGCATCGGATGCCCGCTCGAAGCTCGCATCTATCTCCTCATCGGTCATCGGGGAGACGTAGTTCCCCGCGTCTGGGCCGTGCAGCCTGCGCTGTTGCTCCTCCACTGCCCGACTCCGCTCGAACACGTAGTCCTTTACGAAGTCCGGGGCTGGAGCGGGGCACACGGTCCCGCACACCATGCAGTGGTAGTCAGCATCCTTCCCTTTCATCACGTCGTGCCAGTTGATGTCCATCACTTCGACGGCAACCTGAAGCTCATGGTCACTAAGTCTAGCGTAGTCTATCTTCATACTGTCTCCTTCAGGGTCTAGTAGACCCTACCAGTCGTGTCGGTCGTACCTGTGGTTGGCTACGTGTAGCCTGGCCTGATACATCTTGGTCCCGAACATCTGAACGAGCTTGACCTTCATGTCCTGTAGCTGCACCGCCTTGGACAGGTCATCGCAGCTGCTGCAGTGCCTGCCCTTGACGGCCTTTTCCCCATCCCAATACGTCCACTCGCACGCATCATCATAGAGCAGGAGGTACACATCATCGCCCTCCTGTTCGATGTGTTCACTCGTCTCGATCTTGCCTAGCAGGTGAGCTAGATCTTCTGTCTTACACATATTATCCTCTCTTGTTGATTCTGTCGCCGGACCATACGCCGGGACGGTCATTGAATTTGAGGTAGTCATCGTCGTTGTCACCCGAGACGACTGCCCCGATTTCGTCGAGCACCATGTGGTCCACGTTCCACTTGTGGTTCTTGATCTGGCTGAAGTGCGGGTTGTTCTTGAGTCTGTCGATGATCTTGGATCCCTCTTCATATAGTATGTTGCCAAGGGATGAGATGGGCCGTCCTTCATGGTCCAGCTCGACGGTCACCTCGACGTCAATCACAATGCGCCGTCGCTTGGTCACTGACACCGCCCCGTCTGACTCGCCCGGCGATGTAAAGACTGCCGTGTAGCAGTGGCCCGCCGAGCACTCGCACCCCTCGCGCAGGAATGTGTCGAGACTGTCATGGATGGGGAATAACGACCAGTTCGACGAACCAGAGTCGTTATTCACCATGATACGCTCATGGTCCACGAGGTAGAACAATACGACCGAGCGCCGCTCCATGCTGCGCGGAACATCCGCGCCGTTCTCGTACACTGACAACACTATCTCACCCGTTTCCTCGCGCCACGCTTCAGGGATGAAGCGATCCGAGTCATCACCGCACAGCACGTTGTTGCAAGCGTCATCCCCTTCGGGGTCAACCCACTCGCCGTCGCTATCGTCCCACTCCAGCTCTAGCCTGCCGATGTGTCGGTTCACGTTTTCATTTCTCATGTAATGCTCCTTCCACGCCAGGCTCTTTGACCCGAGTGGATGTGATGTGAATATGGGGTCGTGCTTGTGGTATTGCTCCAATACCTTACAGAAAGTATCCCATGTGCATGGCGGTGGTTTGTGCGGGTCACACCCCATCCTTCGGTTCCTCCGCCAACCAGTATAGTCGGTTGAGTCGGTAGATCCAGAGCCGCTGGATGTGCGACTTGAATGCGTACATATTCTTCATCCCAATGATGGTGTCCGCCCTCGGTAGTCGAGTTAGCTTGTCGGAATAGAAGTCCTTCAAGTGCGGGGATTCATTGAGCAATCCCAGCGCTGTGCTCTTGTCGATCTCCGTGATGCGACGGAACCCGTACCTCAGGTATACGTCTGCGGCCATGATCTGACCGTCATGTAGTGTCTTCATTTGCTACTCCCTGGGGTCCAGTAGACCCTAGTTGAAGGTGAAGTACGATTCCCACAACACAAGCACTGCGTTGAGGTTCTCTCGGTACTTGTTATCACCATGCACGCCCAACGAGGCCAGGTCCTTGATCGCACGGAACTCAGCCGGGAATCGTGGCGGGTTGCAGCCCAGCTTGATGCCGAACTCTGTGAGTGTGCAGTTGTACGACAGTCCAGTGATGGCGATCGTATCCTGCGTGATGTGATGATCCGCCTCGATCTCGCTGTTCTCTGAGATATCAACACCGGCAGCCACACTGCATCCAAGGCCAAGGAAGGCCCCGCTCCCTATCTTGACTCGGTTGCCCACCTTCACGTCCTGCGTGATGACTGCATTCTCCCCGACGAAGGCATACATGCCGATGCGTGACCGCTGGCCAACACGGCAGCCTGCCGAGAGGTGTGCGAAGTGCATCACGTTCGCGTCCGAGTGTATCACCACCCCGGTGCACAGCGTTGCGCTGTCCGTGATGTGGGCGCCAGCATGCACCCTGGCCCCGCTATTGCGCACAGTATACTCAGTATACTTATTGAACATACTATCTCCTAGTTGTTGGGGTCTACTAGACCCTGGTTCACTTCTTCTGGATCAAACCATCGGTCATCGGTGAAGTGTCCGATGCGCTTGACCTTGCAGTGCGAGGCCTCTGCTCGACACGGCTTGCCCTTCAGCTTCATGATGTCATCAACCTTGAATACCTCCATCAGCCCGAGTACCCACGCTGCGAGGTGTGGCGTTGGTCCCCGGTCCTTGTGCGCAAGCATGTATCCACCGAATGATTGACCAGCTCCACCGTAGTCGAGGGTGATGCTGATCGTGACTATGAAGCCCCGCTCCATGTGTATCCTGATGTTCTCTATCGTGGCGTTCTTGATCTCATATTCATCCATGTTAGTACTCTCTCGCCTCACCCATGTCGAGCCTGATTGCCCGTTGCACTCCACGCTTGTCCGATGGTTGGATGGTCCTCTCCTCGATGACGAATTTGCGCTCCTCCTCCTCGTACTCTATCTCAGGGTCGTACCCATCCTTCGAGCTTGACACACGCAGCATCGTCGCAGTCACCATGATGGAGAGCACCTCTCTCCGTTGTGCTGCGGTCATCACACCAGCCCACTGTAGACACAGCTCTCCTCGTGGATCCATGCACAGTCGCACCGATCCATCGTTGAATGCCTCAACCTGGCCGTACTCAGGCCCGTGCAGCAGATCAGTATGCTGATGCCTCCCTCTCTTCGAGAAGATGAGGCCATCGGGCAGCATCCAGCCAGATCTCAGCGAGTGCGAGGTCATGCCTATCTCAATGCTGCGGTCCTGCATCCATTCCAATAGTTCTTTCATGGTCTACTAGACCCTATCCTTCCATCACTCCGATAAAGTACCCGATGAAGGCACCCAGAATGAACGTGGTTGTGATGATGAGGCACCAGTCGATCTTGCGCGCGAACCTCACGTGCTGTCGCCTGTCCCAGCTACTGCGTCCTTGTCTCATGCTAGTTATCCTTGCACGCCAGCTCTTCGGTGACGGCTGCGATGAGGATGATGTCACACTTGGTTGTATCACCAAGCTCGCGTATAAGGGCCTTCATGTCAGCGCTGGCAAAGTATGGGCCCATCGCATCATGCACCATGTTGGGTGATATGTCTCCATCCTGCTCGCACTTAGTGTGCGCCAACTGCAGGCTCGTGACTCCGATGAGCTTGCCGACATAGAAGGACCACTTGAGCTGCTCGTTGCGGTCTAGTGCCTCGGCACCATAGGCCCGGAACGTGGTGTGGAGAGCGTGACTCTCCTTCAGATCAGCCATGTCATCCGAACAGCCGCTTGCGTCGGCGATGTGTGCCGCCATCAGCATGGTTGCAATGATGAGGAGTGGGAATGCCCACGTCCCTCGGTTACGCTTCGGTACTCGTATCTTCTTCATCCTGTTGCTCCTCGTTGGGGTCTACTAGACCCTGAAATTGATACATCACTTGCGCATCAAGGTTATCACCGATGTGTTGCGCGAAGATGAGGTCCTGAAAGTGACCAGCTGCGCGCAGTAGGTCGATCAAGTGCTCTGCCTCCTGCTCTGTGAGCATGATGCTGAACGGTGCTAGCTTTTGTCGTGGCATACTTCATCCTTCCGGCCCAGATATTTCCTGAACCTGCAGTTGGCGCAGTGATGGTACGCAACCTCACCATCAGTCCACACGTAGGGTAGCTGCTTGTGTCCGCACTGCGAGCACGTCCAGCGTTCAATCATGTCGTTCAGCGGCATCATTCTTCCCAACCTCCCGGTACCACGAACATGTCCCCAAGTATGCCCATCCCCATGAGGGTGAACACGGCGAACATGACTCCGAGGTAGACGATGAAGCCCTTCTGTTCGATGGCCCACAACCTGCGGGCGATGGCGACTACGATCTGTCTTATCATGACGTTCCTTCCATGGTCTACTAGACCCTAGTGTTCGTATTGATAGTAGTCAAGGTCGGCCTGGCGCTTGCGCTCCGCCTCCTCAGCCTTCAGCCTCGCCTTGCGCGGGTCCTCGTAGCCCTTCAGCTCGCAGATCTGGCGCGCGATACCCCGGGGCTTGCCGTCATCCATTCGGTCGGCCACGCACGAATTGTAGCTCGTGCACACTCCGAAGAAGCAAGCTGCGCTCGCGTCTCCGGCTAGCGTCAGAGCCAGTAGCAGTACGATACTCTTCATGACGTTCCTTTCATGGTCCAGTAGACCCTGAGTTTTTCGTAGATCTCTCCGACGACGTTGATCGCGATTACGGGCGCGAACATGACAATTAGCACGTTGACGTAGGACGGGAAGCCCAAGCTCCACAGTGCGTCGAACACCAACACAAGCGCATACATGGGGAGGTAGACCGGTATAAGAATCGTGGCAAGTAGTATCTCACCCATTTGGTTGCTCCTTTCAGGGTCTACTAGACCCCAAGAATAAGGGCGATGACGGAGGCCATAAACGCTCCGGCGCACAGCCCCACGATCATGCCGCTGTTGAATCCGCTCGCATACTCACGGCCAGCTTTGATACTGGCCAGCTCGTCCATGGGCATCTGTAGCGACTCTCGCCGCTGTACTTGTCGCCTACCGAAGGCGGTCCGCCGCTCTCGGCCAGGCCTGTTCTGAGTCACGTTGCGTTCTATCCGCGTGCCCGTGTTGAAAGTGTAAACCATCTGATTACTCCTCGTTCTAGCGTATTGCCAGATGAGATACCGCCAGGGTCTAGCAGACCCTAGCGATACCACTATCTGTCAATCCAGCTTAGCCGTTGACTGCGGCTGCCTTCTCGTCCGAGATTGAGGCCAGGAAATCCTCGATCACGTTGCCCGTTTCCTCGTACAGCTCAGTGACGTCAACGTCGCCGCCTTTGGCCATCTGGATCAGGAACATGGCCACCAACTCAGCCGGTGACCGCGTGCTCGGAGCGTCCGTGCCTTCGATCGTCTGAGTTACCAGCTTTGCTTTCTTCGCGGCCACTTTGGCCTGCTTTGCCTTCCGATTCTTGGTTGCCGTCACCTTGCCAGCGGCGGTCTTCTTGTAGTAGAACCGATCCCAGAGTACTCCGTTCACAAGGCTTTCATCCTTGAGGAGCTTGAGAAGTCCGGCGCCCGTTGGTTCGAACCCGAGGGCCTCGTACTCTTCATTCCCAAGGAACCGAGTCACGTAGACCTTGAGATCCTTCTCCAAGTTGGCCACTTTGGCATGCCGCGACACCGGCCAGTCCCCGAAGGGCGTGTCCGCTGCCTTGGCGTCTGCCTTGTCCGCCGCAATACTAGCCTTGACAAGAGCCCGCTTGAATGCGCCTGTTGATTCCTTGCCTGCAGCCATGCAGACCTTGTATTCGTCCGCGATACCCGCAGCAAAGAACCCGTTGGCATTCAATCCTTTAGCCGCAGTGGCTCGGAAGGTATTGAGGGCGCTGACCGTCTTGGAATTCAATTCGTAAGTATTTGACATGTTGTAGTTTCCATCCGTTGAGGTCTACTAGACCCCAACAGCGAGGCCAGTCAGAATTGACTGGACACTCATGGTCCCCGAAGGGACCGATAACACCCCCGCAGGGGCTGAAGTGCAGCGCTGAAGCATGCACGTTAAATCCGCCCACTGTCTCGTGGGGCTTGGTGAGTCTAAGCTACGCTAGCACAGCTTGCGCCGGTCCGCAATAGCGGCGGCACGCTTCCAGTGTGAGCGCATTTTTCTACTGACAGCCCATGACCACTTAGAAAGCGGGCCTCGTTCGTGGGGGGCTGAGATGAGTCGTTCTATCCAATCGGCGCGAACCTCGGGCGGTAGCTCCTCAAGGATGGGGCCGTAGCGCTTGAACACATCGGGCATGGAGAGTCGTTGCTGGACGGCATAGTCAGCGCGATTCTCGGCGGCCCTCTTGCGCTTGCCGTCCCTGTCATTCTTACCCTTGACCCGCATGGTCTGCCTTGTCCGATTGCGAACGTTCGGCTTGACCTCTATACAGAGGACCGTGCCGGATGCATGCTCGGAGAGCAAGGGCGAATCGGTGGAGAGAGTCAAGTGGCGCATGTCAAGAGAGTAACCTACTAGAGCCAGATGGTTCACGTTATTATAAGATAGTTTGAGGGCCACTGCCCGTGGGGATACTTGCGTGCTAGTGGACCGTCCCTAATAGACCTAGAGGCCCACGCCTGCGGGGATTCATAAGTAGGCAAGTCCTCTGTGCTGGGACTTATGGTAGGGTAGGTACCCTAGGCACACCTCCGAGAGTCGTCGCTCACAGAGGATCGTAGGGCTCTGCATCAGTGCATTCGAATGGATCAATACACCCCTGGGGCGTGCCTTGTGTTCGGTTAGAGGGAGCGATTGAGTAGGGTCTAGCGGACCGCGAGAGGGAGAGCAGGGGGGCTCGGAATAGTACTTCGATAGTTCCAAAGGCATCGAAATGAGCAGGCTTGGCATGCGGATTGCATGGTTTTCCCCCGGGGACGGATTGTTCCCCCGGGAAATGCCCCGAGGGGGGTGCCCCCCCTTTGTGTGGGCGCGCGCGCCTGTAAAGTACGTATTATTCCACTCAAAACATTTTTCAAAATATCATATAAACTATTTTCACAAACAAATATAGGGGTACTTGACAACAAAACTCCCCAAGTGGCACAAGAATGTGCTATCCTACAGGTGAAGGAGCACAGGAGAAACAGGGCACTACAGGCAAAACAGCTTGCGCAACAGGAACAGCCGGATCGCGACTGAACCAACAAGCAATCAAGGAAGGTGTCCCTTCGGGACGAAGAGTGTCTTGCTTGTTCCAGAAGAGCAGAAACAGGAGGTATGAACTCCTGAACTCCTGATAGGGGCAGGGAACTCGCCTCAAGAATGATATGGATGAGATCGGCATCGAGCAGGAGGCAGAACAGCCGAGAGTGTTCATGAGAGCAGTGCTCCGGGCATGGATTCGGCCGGTGCAGCAAGGAAGCAATCCCGACAAGGTTTGGGGGAGGGCTGGTTACAGCTAAGTGGAGTGAGGGTAGATTCCCGATCTTCCGGGGGCAAACGGATTGAAGGCCGGAGCCCTCTGAGAATACCGGTCCTCCCCTACCGATTTACACAGCCCTTGTAGCTCAGCTGGCCAGAGCGGCTGCCTTGTAAGCAGCGGGTCGGGGGTTCGACTCCCTCCGAGGGCTCCAGTGATTCAAAGAAGTGGAAAGACATACGGAGGAAGCAGAAGATGAGTGCAGAGGATATGTGGGGGAGGGGCATGAGCCCGAACGAGATGCATGAGCTGGGAAGCGACTTCTTTAGCGGGAAGAGCAATCTCTCCCCTGGGGAATGCGACCAACTCGGCCATCAGTGGCAGATGACATCTGAGATATGCAGGCGGCTGGACGCACTGGCCAACGATGACAAAGGAGCCACTCTTCTGTGGATCCTGGCGGGCGCCGTATCGGGGGTGGCCTTCGCGGCCCTCTTCATCCGGTTCTTCCTCGTATGACATGGCGGTCGCACTAAACCGGCTTGGCCACTGCGGGTACGTCCTCCTCTTCTACGGCCAATGGCTGCTCACCTCAGGGGATCCTGACGGGTGGCTCTTTCGGCTGGCAGGGGAATGTATCTGGTTCTCGATCGGGGTGGCCATGAGAATGAACTCGATCTGGATGTGGGGAATCGTTGGAGTGCTCATTGAGACGGCGGGCTACGCGAAATGGGTCACGTCGTAATCGTGGCGCCCGTGCTATCCTGTACCTCAAGGAGGTACTGTAAATGCGTGAAATTTTGATCAGTATCGTGAATAAGGGGCAATATAATGTTCGAACATGAAATCAAGACTGCTCCCCCCGGCAGTGACAGACTGGCCAGCTTCGTGGTCGCCCAGGGGATCGTCAATGCCCTGAACGGTATCGAGGACGGCCTCCACGAGATTCGGGTGTATCTGGCCCGGCAGGCTTCGGCCAAGCCAAAGTGCGAGGTAGAGCAGCCGACTCCGATGCCCGAAGCCGGAAAGCTGGCGCCCGTAGAGCCCTTCCCCCACTTCGACTCAGCGAATGAAAAGACCGGCCCTGTGCCGAACTCTACATTCATTGGTGACGCCCCGACCACTCAAGAGGTAGAGGCAGCAGTTGAGGAAGAGGACGAGTACGCCGGAGCTGGCGCCGCAGTCGTAGAGACCTTCACGCGGAATACGGCGGACGGAGGACTGTGAGATGGACTGGTGCGCGATCTGCGGAACACCCCTCGATCTCTTCGAGCTGCTCAACTGGAGCCTGGACCAGATAGGGTCAGAGCATTTCTGCGACGATTGCCGGGAAGACGAAGAGTTGATGGAGGAGTATATATTCAATGAGTAGTGGTGACGGCTACGAAGGCGGCATGTCTTGGGCATGGATGGCGGCAGCCATGGGGCGCCCCCTGTCGGCGAGGATCGAAAGCAATGAGTGGGAAATCACGGAGGAGGTGAGCGTGGCGAATTTGGGAGGACCGTTCGATGAGTTTATTCAGCTGGCTACTGAGCGATGGCAAAAGGGAGTTGATGAGTATCGTGGCGGGGATGAGAGCATCCCTTTTTCTGGCGACCCTCTCCTAGAGGGACAGGAGGAGTGTGCCGACCTCTATGCGTATTCAAAGGAAGCCCTGAGCCAGGGCCTGTGTTCCGAGACGGAATCAGACCAGCTCAACTGCTTCGCGTTCGACGCCTACAAGCTGATCGTGCGGATCAGAGTGGCGAACATCAAAAAGCAAGCGGACGCCGATAAACGGGCCCTCAGGGATGAGCAGGCGCGACAGGCTGGGCTTGTAGTACAAGAAGGGTAGCATGAAGGAAAAGAAGAAGCTGACTCCCCCGAAGAAGGGCCCCAAGTCCAAGAAGCCCAAGGTGAAGAAGGACAAGAAGAAGCTGACGGAAGCAGAGAAGAAGCGAGCAGCCAAGGAAGCTAGCAAGGGGCGCACGCCCGTCAAGAAGAAGGGCACCTATCGTTTCTAATGGATTTGAAGGATCTGCAAGACAAGCTGGAACGGCTGCACGAACTACCGTCCGATGTCCTCGACGAGGTAACTCATCTTGCCGAGCGCATCGCCGAGTACGACAAGCGGGAAACCGCGCAGACCAAGTTTCTCCCGTTTGTGAAGCAGATGTGGCCGCAGTTCATCGAGGGCTCGCACCACCGTATCATGGCGGACGCCTTCGAACGAGTGGCGTCCGGCAAGCTAAAGCGACTCATCATCAACATGCCACCCCGGCATACCAAGTCAGAGTTCGCCTCTCACATGTTGCCCGCGTGGTTCCTCGGGCAGTACCCGGACAAGAAGGTGATTCAGTCTTCGCATACTGCGGAGCTTTCAAAGACCTTCGGCCGGAAGGTGCGCGATCTTGTTTCGTCTGCGGAGTACCGACAGGTCTTCCCGGACGTCGCACTGAAGAAGGACAGTACTGCTGCCGCCCGCTGGGAAACGAACCACAAGGGGGAGTACTTCGCTGTTGGTGTTGGCGGTGCTGTTGCCGGTAAGGGCGCGGATCTCTACATCATCGACGATAGCGTCTCGGAACAGGAGGGCATGAAGAATGACCCCAAGCAGTTCGAGGACGTGTACGACTGGTACGAAGCAGGACCCCGTCAGAGACTCCAGCCCGGTGGCGCGATCATCATCGTAGAGACCCGCTGGAACAAGATGGACCTGACAGGCAGGGTGATCAAGAAAGCCCAGGAACGAGATGGTGTTGATGACTGGGAAGTCATCGAGTTTCCTGCGCTTCTCGATGATACCCCGGGACAGGAGCGTGGCCTATGGCCGGGGTTCTGGTCCGTCGAAGAGATGCTGGCCATCAAGAATGAGATCAGCCCGTTCCGTTGGAACGCACAGTACATGCAGTCTCCGTCCTCGGAAGGGACGGCGCTAGTAAAGAGGGACTGGTGGCAGCTCTGGGACAAAGAGAAGCCACCGGAATGTCAGTTCATCATTCAATCATGGGATACCGCGTTCACGAAAGATACTCGATCAGACTACTCCGCCTGCACTACCTGGGGCGTGTTCTACACCACTAGCTCGGCGGGAGCACAGCGACGATCCGCTGCGAATCTAATCCTCCTAGATGCGTACAAGGGTCGCCTGGAGTTCCCCGATCTAAAGGACATGGCATACCAGAAGTATATGCAGTACACACCGGATATTCTGGTGATCGAGGGTCGAGGCTCCGGCCTCTCCTTGATCCAAGAGCTTCGTGAACGCGGCCTCATGGTTTCATCCTACACCCCGTCTCGTGGCGAGGACAAGTTCGTTCGCGTCAATGCGGTAACCGACATGTTTCGGTCTGGCATCATCTGGGCGCCTGACACTGCGTGGGCGGCAGAGGTGATAGAAGAGTTCGCGGACTTCCCGGGCGCTCACGACGATCTCCTTGACTCCTCAACCCAGGCCCTGATCAAGTTCAGGCAGGGCGGACTGATTCGCCTGGCCACTGACTTTTACGATGACGAAGATTTCCAAGAGATCGACGCATCAGGATACTACTAAGGAACCCAAATGGCAATTGACCGACCCCTTCAGACTCCAGGCGCTTCGGCGGTACCTGATGGTCCCGGCGTAGAAGTAGAACTGATGGACACGTCTCCTGTGAACGGAGACTTCGAAGTCACAGAGATGGATGACGGCGGCGCGGAGGTTGACTTCGATCCCAGCAATGTGGATCCTATCGGGCAATCCGATATCCCGTTCGATTCCAACCTCTCTGAGCACATGGACGAGAACGATCTGAGCGCTCTCGCCTCCAAGCTCATCCAACTGTACGAGAAGGATGAGAACGCGCGCAGCGACTGGAAGGACACGTACAAGGATGGGCTCGACATGCTCGGCCTCAAGGTCGAAGAGAAGACTCAGCCCTGGAAGGGCGCCTGCGGCATCACGCATCCCCTGCTCGCGGAGGCGGTTGTTAGGTTTCAGAGCCAGCAGATCGGTGAAATGTTCCCGGCGTCGGGTCCTGCCCGCACAAAGATTGTCGGCAAGGAGACCCCGGAGCGTCTGAAGCAGGCCGAGCGCGTCAGCACCCAGATGAACTACATGCTGACCGAGGAAATGGAAGAGTATCGAGAGGAAACGGACAAGCTGCTCTTCAGCCTCCCTCTCGCAGGCTCCTGTTTCAAGAAGACCTACTACGATCCAAACCTCAAGCGTGCCGTTTCAGAGATGGTACCGGCGGAAGACCTCTGTGTTGGGTCGGGCACGAAGTCATTGAAGACCTGTCGGCGCCTAACACACATCAACAACACCGATCCGAACGATATCAAGAAGCTTCAGCTTGCGGGATTCTACCGTCAGACCGAACTTGACAGGCCGATCCCGGAAATTGGTGAGGTTCAGGAGAAGAAAGAGGAGATCGTAGGCGTCACGGGTACGTACGAGGACGGCGAGCTACTTACACTTCTTGAGGTACACGCGGATATCGACCTTGAGGGATTCGAGGACTATGCGGATCTTGATTCGACGCTTCCTGCTGGGACCCCAACCGGGATCGCGCTTCCCTACGTCGTCACTATAGATAAGGCCAGACGTTCGATCCTCGGGATTCGGCGAAATTGGCTGGAAGACGATACAGAAAAAAAGCGGCGCAATCATTTTACACACTATCAGTACATTCCGGGCCTTGGCTTTTACGGACTTGGTCTGATTCACTTGATTGGTGGCATCGCTCGCGGTTCGACTTCTATTCTTCGTCAACTTGTGGACTCCGGTACGCTTTCGAACTTGCAGGGCGGCTACAAGGCTCGCGGATTGCGGGTCAAGGGTGATCAGACACCTCTTGCACCGGGCGAGTGGCGGGATGTTGACGTCCCCGGAGGAAAAATCTCCGACAGTCTCTTCCCAATGCCCTACGGGGAGCCGAGTAACGTACTATTCCAGCTCCTTGGTACCATTGTAGAGGAAGGGAGGCGATTTGCAAGCCTCACTGACGTAAATATCTCCTCGATGAACAATGAGGCGCCCGTTGGGACCACTTTGGCGCTCCTTGAACGCAATTTGAAGGTCATGACGGCCATTTCTGCGCGAATTCATGCTGCTTTGCGCTCCGAGTTGAAAATACTCGCCTCAATTGTAAAAGACTGGTATCCAGCGTACCTTTTTGAGACAGATGACGAGAGCGCGGACCTGAAAGCCGACTTCGACGACAGGATTGACATCCTGCCCGTCTCTGATCCGAATTCTTCGACCATGGCGCAGCGAATCATGACCTACCAGACCGCTTTGCAGCTCGCCGAGCGCGCACCGCAGATCTACAAGGGTCTTGACGTGCTGCATCGCCGAATGTTGGGCGCCTTGGAGATTCAGGACATCGACGAGATCATTCCGAGCGAGGAAGACATCCAACTGCTCGACCCCGTCTCTGAAAACATGAATATCATGAACGGGATCCCCGTCAAGGCCTACATGGAGCAGGATCACGAGTCGCACATCGCAACACACATGATGGCAGCCCAGGATCCGAAGATCATGCAGCTGATGGAGCAGAATCCCGGCGCAGGCGCATTGCAGGCGGCTGGTATGGCCCATGTCATCGAGCATGTGGCATTCAAGTACCGGGCGGACATGGAAGAGAACCTCGGGGTGCAATTGCCGCCCCCGGACGAGGCACTGCCCCCGGAAGTGGAAGTTCAGCTCTCTGGGCTCATCGCTCAGGCCGCAAACCAGCTATTCAACCGGTCCTCTGCGGAGATGGCCGAGCAGGAGCAGCAGCAGAAGCTGGAAGACCCGATCATCCAAGATCAGCTCGCAAACACCGAAATCAAGCGTATGGAGGCCGAAACAAGGGCAAAAACGGCCGAAGACAAGACGGAGATCGAGATTGCCAAGCTGGTGCAGAAGCAGGAGCTTGAGGTCGATCAGCGGGATCAGGACCTGGCTATTGCGACCGAACGCATCCGAGCGCAGCTCCTTGGGGACATGCTGGAGGCGGCAAGCCGCACAGAGCAGATCGAGTCCACTCAAAACATCAAGGTTGCTGAATTCATCATGAAGCAGATTGAAATGGAGGAGGATGGCGTGAGAGACGCGCTGACAAAGAACGCAGCCGAGAGCAAGGGTGATCTAGCGGCACTGGTCAAGATCATCAACGCCAACGCGGCAAGGAGGGGATAAGTGAAATTCATCTTCGATGAAATCTTGAACAAGCTGACCGAACGCCTGGATGTGCATATCGACGCACTGTCGCACGGTACGCCGGAATCGTTCGAGCAGTACGCAGAGATGGTTGGAACAATAACAGGCATCCGGCTCAGCATTCAGGAAGTGGGTGATGTGCAAGAGATGGTCACAAAGCAAGAGGACGAGTAATGGCAACAAAGAAAAAGGCAGCGTCCAAGAAAAAGGCCCCCGCCACGCCCAAGAAGAAGACCTTCTGGGAAAAGTTCTCGGCCCTGGGCAACGAGCCTAAGAGCCAAGATGGAGAGCCGGGCAACCGGAACGCGGCAAAGCAGATGCCTGACCGCAAGAGGGTAGTGAAGAAGAAGGCAGCAAAGAAGAAGGCAGCAAAGAAGAAGGCAGCAAAGAAGAAGTAGCAACAAGAGGGCAACAACGGCAACCTCCCCCGAATGCCGTTTGCAAACATAGGAGGCACGCAGAGTGTCAGCAGCAACAGCAGGTGTTGCATCGTATTCCGATAAGGCGTACGGCAACACAGTGAAAGCAAGCCAGCTCCCGGTACCGACTGGATATAGAATCCTCGTCGCACCGAAAGAGGTGGAAGAGAAGACGAAGGGTGGCATTGTCATCCCGGGCGAGCGCGTGGATAAAGAGAACGATGCGAGCATTGTGTTCTGTGTCTTGAAGCTTGGAAGTGACGCATACGCGGACAAGGCCAAGTTTCCTGATGGAGCCTGGTGCAAGGAGGGTGATTGGATCATCCTGTCTTCGTATGCTGGTACGCGATTCGGCGTACACGGCATGGAGTTCCGCATCATCAATGACGACACCGTACTTGCGGTGATCGACGATCCACGGGCGGTTACACGAGTATGAGCGATCTGAACGACGAAGAAGGACAGGACAACGAGACGTCCCCACTGGACAATCAGTTCAAGGTGGGCGAGTACGAAATCGAAGTAGTCGATGAACGTGCGCCGGAAGACCAGAGGGAGCCCGGAACGGAGGCCCCCAATGAGGACGGTGACCCCACGGACGAGGAGCTTCAGGCTGTTTCGGCTCGTGTACGCAAGCGGATTGACAAGCTAACCTTCAAAATCAACGATGAACGTCGTGGTCGAGAAGCGGCAGAGCGCATGCAGGAGGAGGCGATTCGCTTCGCTCAGGCACAGCAGACAGAGAATGGTCAGCTGCGTACGCTCATGGCGGAGGGCGAAAACGTCCTCGTGAGCGAAGTCCGGGAACGGACCAAGGGCGCAGTCGTAGCGGCTCAGCAGGAGTACCAGGCGGCTGTGGAGGAGGGTGACCCCGCTCGACTCGGAACCGCTCAAATGGCTCTCAATCGAGCACAGATCGAAGAGCACGAGGCGGAGTCCTACACGCCGTCAGTCCCGGTACAGCCAGGGCAGACGCCGACACAGACCCAGCCAGGACCGGTTGAGCAGGCAGCTCAGCAGCTCCAGGCTCCTGCGGTCGATAGGGACTTCGAGAGCTGGAAGGGACGTAACGAATGGTTCGACACAGACCTTCCTAAACGCTCGTACGCTATGGCAATTCACGAGGAAATGCAGAATAATCAAAATAGTTCTGGCGTAATTGTAGGAAGTCCAGCATACTATATAGAAATCGACAGACGAATGTCTGCGGTCTTTCCCGCAGACGCAGGGAGTGAGGGCACATCGGAGCCCGCTGCCACTCCCGCCCCGACCGTGGTCGCACCATCCTCTCGCCAGTCCGCTGGCAGTGGATCTCCACGCAAAGTGCAGCTGACCGAAACACAGGTGTCTCTCGCGAAACGCCTGAACATTCCACTGGAGGTCTATGCCCGTGAGACCCTGAAGCTGGGTGACAGCTGATGGCAATCGACGACATGGCAGACCTGTACAAGGACAAAGCTCCTAGTACCAAATCCAAAGCGGCCCCCAAGAGAGAGGCCAAGGAGACTCCAGTGGAAACCAAAGAAGACAACAATTCGCGCACACCCCGTGATCTGGAAGACAGAGAACACACTGAACGTGAGATGGTATGGAAGCCTTCGCGGCTTCTTCCCGATCCGAATCCCGTACATGGACAAGACTTCAGGTACGTTCGGGTTTCGTCAGGTGGGACAGTGGACAACATGAACCACTCTCAAGCCCTGCGTGACGGATGGGAACCTGTTACGGCCGAAGAGTGCCCCGAACTGGGCATGGTCGTATCTGATATCGGTCACGCCGAAGGCAATGTTGTCTTTGGCGGGATGATGCTTTGCAAGCGTCCCAGTCACATCGGAGACCAAATCCGATTGATTGCAGACGAGCAGAGCCGTATCCAAGTCGATGCAGTTGACAAGGGCTATCTCAGCGATCAAAACGCCACTATGCGGAAGTTTTCAGAGAAGCATACTGACGTTTCTTTTGGCAAGAAGTAGGTAGCGACGAGGTACGTCGCGTTTCTTCTTGGCGCGAATAAAGGATACACACTATGGCTAGCGAAGGAGGCTTTCGAGTCTACTCAAGCGCAGGCGTAGGAGCGGGCTCAGCCCCGACTCTTCCGTACAAGATTGCCAGTGCCGAATCTACGGACATCTTCGAGGGCGACCTCGTCAAGATGGTAGATGACGGCTCAGTGGTTGCCATGTCGGCAGTCACGAACGTGGCGATTGTTGGTGTCTTTGTTGGTTGTGAATATACGAATGCGGACGGACAGCGAGTCTGGTCGAACAAGTATACTTCCACGATCACCCAGGACGACTCAGTTGCGTTCGTAAACGTGAACCCGCACCAGATCTACAAGGTCAAGTGCGCGGACTCGGATGTGGACACCACGATCACCCGCACGGAAGTTGGACTTCGGTTTGACGTCGAATTCAATGCGGGCAACGCCACGACCGGAATGTCCGGTCAGGTTCTCGATACAGGCACTTCTGGTGCCACGACTGTTGCCAACATCAAGGTTGTCGGCGTTATCAACGAGGACGGTACTGACGGCGCGAAGGGCGCGGTCGGCGCCACTTTCACCCATGCTCTGGTCATCATTGACCCCGATATTTCGATCTTCGGTTCGAGCGCAGGCATCTAAGGAAAGGAGAGTAACTCATGGCAATCTCACGAGCGCAAATGATGAAGGAACTCCTCCCGGGCCTGAATGGCTTGTTTGGGTTGGAGTACAAGGAATACGCAGACGAGTGCGTCGCGATCTACGGATCGCCTGAATCTTCGGGACGTAGTTTCGAAGAGGAAGTGAAGCTCACGGGCTTCGGTGCGGCTCCGGTCAAGAGCGAAGGCTCTTCGATCGCGTACGACAGTGCGGGCGAGAACTACACGGCTCGTTTCACGCACGAAACTATCGCGATGGGTTTTGCGATCACAGAGGAAGCTGTCGAAGATAATCTCTACGACGCTCTCTCCGCGCGATACACAAAGGCCCTCGCACGCGCGATGGTTCACACGAAGCAGACCAAGGGGATCTTCCCTCTGAACAATGCCTTCGCCACAACCAACTTCAGTGCTGGTGACGGGGCTGCGCTCTGCGCCTCCCGTTCTCTCGCTGGCGGCGGAACTGTGACGAACGTCCTGGCCACTCCGGCTGATCTCTCTGAGACCAGTCTTGAGCAGGCTGCGATCGACATTGCTGCCTTCACGGATGAGCGTGGCCTTCTGGTCGCGGCGCTGCCCAAGCGGCTCATCATCCACAGCAACAACCAGTTCACTGCTGCACGTATCCTCAAGTCCGATCAACGATCGGGAACTGCGGACAACGACCTCAATGCGCTGCGTACTTCGGGAACCGTTCCTGAAGGACACTTCGTCAACCACTACATCACTTCGGCAAACAGCAAAAACTGGTTCCTGATCACTGATGTGCCGGATGGCATGAAGCACTTCGAGCGCGTTGCTCTCCGTACCGACATGGACGGCGACTTCGACTCGGGCAATGTTCGATACAAGGCGCGGGAACGATACTCGTTCGGCGTTTCGGACTACCTTGGTATCTTTGGTAGTGGCTCTGTCGTCTAAGGACGAAAGCAACTTCTAACCAAGTATGGGGGGGAGTCATCCGACTCCCCCCTTTCCGAGGCACCATTGTCAATCAGACCCACATCGCCAGCAGACCGCCAATTCATGGACGCCATTCGCCAGGTAGAAACTGGCGGACTCGATGACCCATGGATTAGGACCAAGGCTAGCGGCACTGGATCGTCCGCCTATGGACCGTATCAGGTGACCAAGGGGTTGATCGACGGCGCACTCAAAGATGACTCGTACAAGTTTGACAGAGAAGAAATAGCCGTCCTTCGCAAGCTATCGAAGCAGCAGAAGGAGGCGCTCAGGATTGGTGGAAGCGACAGGCGTCGCTACGAGGGCCAGCTGTCCAGTGAGCATTTGAACCGATTTGATTACGGTGGATCATTTGATTTCACCGATGCAGAGAAGGTCGTCCTCCTGAGAGCACAAGAGAAGATGCTCAAGAAGAATCTCTTGGACTCAGGTGGAGACTATGACGAAGCCGCCAAGCGATGGCACGGCGGCATAGCCTGGGAACAGGAGTCTGAGAAGAACCCGGATCCGTCGGCACACATTGCATACGCAGAGAAGGTGCGGGCAGTGAAGGGGCCACAGATATCCAGGGATCCTCGACCGAAGGCACAGCCCAAACCAGCACCTGAGCCCCAGAGGGCTCCTGCGCGCGAGTATGGCAGCATCGTCCCCGACTACGTGGACCCCAACCCCCCGACCCCACTTGAGGGCCCACAGCTTGGATGGGCTAAGCCCAGTGACCCGGTGCAAGAGGATCCCGCACTTGAGGGACCTGAGCTACCTTGGGCAGAGGGAGCACACGGCTCAGTCCCAGAAAAGACGGAGCCCGTCCCCGTTACCACGCTCCCCGCAGACTTTGATATCACACTCCGCAACGCCCCCGAGCAGAGGATGCCCCGAAAGAAGGGCATGCTGCACAGGGCGAAGGGCAGGAGCAAGTCCATCGCCAGGCGCCATGAGAGGGAGAAGCTCGCATCCGAGTACAAGAAGCTGCTTGAGTTCCCGTCCCTGGCACCCTCCCCGATGGTACAGCAGTATACGAAAACTTCCCCCGCAGTCTCCAAGGGCCTCTCAATGATGGGCCCAAGCAGGAGACGCAGGTAGTACAGGCCGGTAGACAGAAGCCTCGATGTTCGGGGCGGACGACAGCACGCGGACAACCGGTCTAGTTGCGTGCAAACTAAAAGGTAGGAAACACACAATGGGCAAGACAGCATTTTCAGGACCCGTAGTCGGCAGCTCCGACTCGCTCGCGGGAGCCCTTGACGGACTCCCCCTCGACCTCCAGGCCAGATCGGCATGGGTCACGTACTTCAATGAATTCGGCGACCTCACGGCCAATGACACCACGACTGCTGACTTCTCGGTCACGCAGGTATCGAGTGGCGGCTCGGTTCGCATCGGTATTCTCGCGGCAGAGGGCGCGGATCGCGGCTTCCTCGTTCTCGATTGTCCGGCGGACAATGATGGACCGATCGCGCAATGGGATTGGAGCATCGCGGCTGGACTGGCTGGCGCTGGCGTAACGCCTGCTGCTGCCGTTTCTGGCGTAAGCGTTGCGACCGAGTTCGTATTCGCCTCTCGCTTCGCCATTCAGGATGTGTCCGCCCAGGGCATGTTCGTTGGCATGGCAGAGATCAACTCCGGCTCGGCGATCATCGCGACTCCCGAAGGAGCGATCACCTCGGACACGCACATTGGTTTCTCCCAGTCGGATGCCGACGACGGAGCGATCATCTTCTCGGTTGCGGGGTCTGCGGACACCACGGCTGACCAGATCACGGGTACGAATGTCATTAGCAGCCCCCTCGTGGACGGCGAGTTCATCGAAGTTGCGGTTCGCGGTAGCGGCCTCAATCGCTACGACGCATACGTCAAGGTTGGCGGAGCTTCGGCTCGATGGCGACGCATTGGCGGCGGTGTCTCGACGACCGACTGGGACGCGCAGATGCTTATCTCTCTCGCGAATCTCGGTGGCGGAACGGGC